AAAACTTTATTGCTTTATCTCGTTATGCGAGATGGCTTGAAGACGAAAATCGTAGAGAAACATGGGGTGAAACTGTAGACCGCTACTTTAACTTTATGGTTCATCAGTTAAAGACAAAACATAGTTATGTTCCAGATCCAAAAATTGTTTCTGAATTGCGTGATGCAGTATTTGATAGAAATGTAATGCCATCAATGCGTTCTGTAATGACTGCAGGACCAGCATTAGACAGAGAAAATGTTTCTGGATATAACTGTGCATTTATGCCAGTTGACAATGCTAGATCATTTGATGAAGCTATGTATATTCTTATGTGTGGAACTGGAGTTGGATTTTCTGTTGAGTATAAGTACATTAATAAACTTCCCGCACTTCCTGAAACACTTGAAAAGTCAAATAGTGTTGTTATTGTTGGAGATTCAAAAGAAGGATGGGCTAAAGCATATCGTGAACTTCTTGGATTGCTTTGGGCAGGACAAATTCCTCAAATTGACGTAAGTAAAGTTCGTCCTTCAGGTGCAAGACTTAAAACAATGGGAGGTCGTTCATCTGGACCACAACCATTAATTAATCTTTTTGATTTTACAATTCAGGTATTTAAAGGTGCACTTGGTCGTCAATTAAAACCAATTGAATGTCATGATATTATGTGTAAGATTGGTGAAGTTGTAGTGGTTGGTGGCGTTCGTCGTTCAGCAATGATTTCACTTTCAAATATTAATGATATTGAAATGGCACAAGCAAAAGCTGGTAATTGGTGGGAATCAAATTCACAACGTGCATTAGCAAACAACTCAGTTGCATATTCACGTAAACCAGAAATGGCACAATTTATTGCAGAGTGGAAATCACTTTATGATTCAAAATCTGGTGAGCGTGGTATCTACAATGTAGCAGCAGCACAAAAGCAGGCAGCAAAATATGGTCGTAGAGATCCAGATATTCATTATGGAACAAATCCATGCTCTGAAATTATTCTTCGTCCATATCAATTTTGTAATTTATCTGAAGTTGTTTTGCGTGAAAAGGATACATTTGAAGATGTAGCCAATAAAGTTCGCCTTGCATCAATTTTAGGTACTTGGCAATCAACACTAACAGATTTTAAATATATACGTAAAGTTTGGAAAGATAATACAGAAGAAGAACGTTTATTAGGAGTTTCACTTACTGGACAGTTTGGTCATAAGTTTTTCTCTGGTCAAGAAGGTCTTGAAGAACTTGGTGAATTTCTTGATGGTCTTCGTAAGTGGGCAGTAGATACTAATATTAATGAAGCAAAGAAAATTGGGATTCCCGCTTCAGCAGCAGTAACTTGTGTTAAGCCTTCTGGTACAGTATCCCAATTGGTCGGGGTGTCTTCAGGAATGCATGCTTGGCATTCAGAGTATTATATTCGTACAGTTCGTGGGGATAAGAAAGATCCAATTACTCAGTTTCTAAAAGATACTGGTATTCCTGCAGAAGATGATGTAATGAAGCCAACAGATACAACAGTATTTTCATTTCCAGTAAAAGCACCAAAGCATGCTATTACAAGAGACAAATTGACAGCATTACAACAACTTGAAGTTTGGTTGACATACCAACGTCACTGGTGTGAGCATAAGCCTTCAATTACAATTTCAGTAGATGAAGATGAATGGATGGAAGTTGGTGCATGGGTATATAAAAATTTTGATGAAGTGTCAGGAATTTCTTTTCTACCAAAGTCTAACCATTCTTATGTTCAAGCTCCCTACCAAGAGATAACAAAAGAAGAATATGAAGAAGCACACTCTAAAATGCCAAAAAATATTGATTGGTCAGCATTATCTTTATATGAATATGAAGACAATACAACAGGATCTCAAAATTATGCCTGTATTTCTGGAGAATGCGATATTGTGGATATTGGTAAATAATACTTCTGTATTCTGATAATTATGCTATAATTGTTATATGGTAATAAAAGCATATAAAGGTAACACTAAGCCTATTTACAAAGGAATAGATTATACTGGTAAAAAAATTGCTGGCTGGTTAATTCTAGGTCCAATAGAATGTGTTAAATCAAAAACTGGTAAAACATATCATACCAAATGGTTATGTCAGTGTGATTGCGGATCTAAGCCTAAAAAGATAATTAAGGAGAATCTTTTTAGGGGTATTACATCTGGTTGTACGGAATGCACAGGTTCAAGGCATAAGGGAAATAAAAATAATAACTGGAAAGGCTTTGGAGAAGTTTCTGGTTCTATTTTTAATAGAATAAGGTCTGGTGCAAAGGTAAGGAATTTAAATCTATTTGTAAGTCCTGAATTTTTAAATGAATTATGGATCAAATCAAATGGAATTTGTGCCCTATCTGGTATAAAATTAGATTTAAATAGTACAGCAAGTCTTGACAGAATTGATAGTTCAATTGGCTATATTGAAGGAAATGTTCAATGGGTTCATAAAGATATTAATAAGATGAAAAATGATCTTGATGAACAGTATTTTAAGGATTTATGTAGATTAGTAGCTAATGTTGTTGATATTGGTAAAAATTGATATAATATAATTGCGAGAAAAACGCTAGTAAACCCGCCCTTCTCACGGGGCGGGTTTACTATGTCTATTTAATTTGTATTTTGCATATTAGATGATACAATTTACCTATAAGTAGGTGACTATGAAAGAAGCAAATTTAACAATTATTCAGGGCGATACACTCGTTCTTACTGTCTTTTATAAAGATAGTGCGGGAAATCCAATTAATATTACTGGATATACTGCAGAATTTCAGGTAAGAGATGTTCCAGGTGGAAAAGCTCTTTGTGCAACAGTTAATACAACAAATGGAATTGAAATTGATGGAGTAAATGGTAAAGTTACAGTAACTGTTTCATCAGATTTAACTAAAAAGTTTATAGTTCCAAAATCTTCATATCAATTACAAGTAAATTCAGGAACCATTAAAACCACATTAGCAACAGGATGGTTTGAAGTTAGTAGAGGTACAATTCAATGAGTGATAATATTATTGTTGAGCCTATTTATTATAATATTGAAGTTGTCAAGAATGACAATGAAGTTTATATTGCTTCATCGGGTCCCCAAGGTCCAAAGGGTGATACAGGTCCACAAGGTCCACAAGGCGAACAAGGTCCACAGGGACCAAAAGGTGACAAGGGTGATCAAGGTGATCAGGGCATACAAGGTCCACAAGGAAATGCAGCAATACAGGCATTTACATTTGAGCAACAAAGTTTTTCAACTTCTTGGAATATAGCACATAATTTAGGTTTTAGGCCTAATGTTACAATTCAAGATTATTTTCAAAATACAATAGAGGGAGATGTGCAACATATAGATGTTAACAATTTAACTATTAGTTTTATTGAACCAATATCTGGTTATGCATATCTTTCATAGGGAGATAAAAAATGGCTAAAGTATATAGAGTAAATATTGATATGAAGAGTAACCAGATACTTTCTGGTTTACTAACTTCTCCATTCTTACAGACAGGATCGGCAGATCCAACAGGTTCAAACCCAGTGGGTGGATATCAGTTCTACTATAACACCACAACGGGCAATATTAAGTTTTATAATGGATCAGCATGGGTTTCTTCAAAAGGAACTACAGTAAATGCATTAACAATTGGCTCTACTTTATCATTAAGCTCGGGAACAACATTTGATGGTTCTTCTGCAGTAACACTTAATCTCCCGTCAGTAGTTACCGCTGGTTCAGTAGGTTCATCAAGTGCAATTCCAGTTATCACATATGATGCTTATGGTCGTATTACTGGAACATCAACTGCTTCAATCAGCTCAACTATCAACCTTGCTGGCTCAGCAACTACAGGATCTGTTTCAACAGGCGGAACACTTACTATCACACCTGGAAGTGGAATTACTTCTTCAGTTAGTGGCTCTACATTTACTATTGGAAACTCTGGTGTTCTTTCTGTTAATGGATCAACTGGTGCAGTTACTGGAATTGCAACAACTGCAGGCAATTTGTCACAATTTGCTTCAACTACATCAGCACAGTTATCTGGAGTTCTTTCTGATGAGACAGGAACAGGTTATGTGGTATTTTCTAATACACCAACACTTGTAACACCAGTATTAGGTGCTGCAACTGCAACATCTATTAACGGTTTAACATTAACTTCAAATGCAACTGGCTTTTCAATTGCTGGTGGAACAACATCTAAGACATTAACAATTTCAAACACATTAACTTTGGCGGGAACAGATTCATCAACACTTAATATTGGTTCTGGTGGAACTTTGGGTTCTGCAGCATTTACTGCATCTACAGCATATTTAGCAGCAGGTGTGACAAGCTTACCATCAGTAACATCTGTAAATGGAACTACAATCCCTTCTTCTGCAACACTTTTGACTTCTACATCAACAGCATCTTCTCTTACTAGCGTAGGAACATTAACATCACTTACTGTTGGTTCTTCAGGAATAGCAATAAATGGTTCTACTTCAGGTTCTATTACACTAAAAGTACCATCCACTGCGGGAACAAACACAATTACATTCCCAGCAACAACAGGTAACGTAGTTACAACTGGAGACAGCGGTACTGTAACAGGCACAATGATTGGTTCAGGAACAATTACTGATTCAAATATAAGTTCTTCTGCTGCTATCCAAGTTTCAAAGTTAGCTGCCTCTACAATTTCAGGTGTAACACTTGGAAATAACTTGAATGCATTAACAATTGGAACAGGTTTGTCAGGAACATCCTATAATGGTTCGGCGGGTGTTACAATTGCAAATACTGGTGTTTTAAGTATCACTGGAACATCAAATCAAGTAATAGCATCAGGTTCAACTGGAGCTATTACCTTAAGTCTTCCACAGTCAATAGGTTTAACATCAACACCAACATTTAGCCAAATTACAATTAATACAATACCTGTAAATGCTACAGATGTTGCAACAAAATCTTATGTTGATAGCTTAGCTGCTGGATACAATCAACATGCAGCGGTTGAAATTGCAACTGTAGTAGATCTGGGAAGTATTGGAACAGGAACTGTAACATATACAGCAGGTGGAGGTACAACATCTTCAGTTACAGGAACATCTGGAACAAATACACTTACTGTAACATCTCCAGGATTTAACCTTGCCCCTAACCAGATAGTTACAGGAACAGGAGTTACAGGCACTGTAACAGTTACTAACGTTTCAGGAACTGGTCCTTATACAGTAACACTATCTCAAAACCTTACATCTAATGCTTCAGGTTCCTATAGTTTCTTGGGTGCAGATGGTGGAACTGGTGTAGGTGCTACACTTTCTGCTGGCAGTAACGGTACATTTATAATTGATAACTATTCACCAGATACAAATGATCGTGTTTTAGTAAAGAATCAAACTACACAAACACAAAACGGTGTTTATGTAGTAACAAACACTGGTTCTGGATCAACTAAATGGGTACTTACTCGTGCTACAGATTATGATAATCACGTACTAGGTGAAGTTACAGCAGGAGATCTACTTTATGTTGCATCTTATTCATCAGAATATTCTGGTGGAACCCCAACAACTGTAAATACTTCATGGGTAATGAATAATGATCAAGGTTCTGTAAGTAATCAATCAATTAAAATTGGAACAGACCCTGTAACATTCGTACAATTTTCAGGTGCTGGTTCTGTAACTGCAGGAACTGGAATTACTGTAACAGGTAACTCAGTAGCAATTACAGCTATTAATCCAACCTCTACAACTCAAACAACTGGAAATGGAATTGTTGCATCTGTAACTACAAATACATCAGGACAAGTTACAGCACAAACAACTGCGACACTCGGAACTGAATTTACAAATACTTCAGGAACAATTTCTCTAACATCTGCGGGAATTGGAAACAGTAAACTTACTAACTCAAGTGTTACAATTGGTACTACATCAATATCACTTGGAAGTAGTTCTACAACACTTGCAGGATTAACATCTGTAACATCAACAGGATTTATAGGTGCTCTTACAGGTAATGCTTCTACTGCAACAACACTTGCAACTTCACGTAATATTAACGGTGTAGCATTTAATGGTTCAGCAGATATCACAGTAACTGCAGCAGCAGGAACTTTAACTGGAGCTACACTTAATTCAACAGTAACTGCTTCATCCCTTACAAGTGTGGGAACATTAGCAGGACTTACTGTAACATCTGCAGGAATCGTTATAAATGGATCAACATCAGGAACAATTACATTAAAGGTTCCAGCAACTGCAGGAACAAACACAATTACATTCCCAGCAACAACAGGTAACGTAGTTACAACTGGAGACAGCGGTACTGTAACAGGCACAATGATTGCTGGAACAACAATAACTGATTCAAATATTAGTGCAACAGCAAATATAGCAATTGCAAAGCTTGCTGCATCAACAATATCTGGAGTTTCATTAGGTGGAACATTAAATGCTCTATCTTATGGAACTGGTTTAACAAATACTTCAGGTTCTTCAACTTATACAGGTGCAGCAACCTCTACAATTGGATTTGCTTCTGGAACAGTAGCATCAGGAGGAAGTGCTCCATCTGGTGCAGCATCATCATATACATATGCTATACAGAAAGCTGTAGGAGCAATTAGTGGAAATGGTTCAGCAACATCATTTACGTTTAACACTCCATTCAGTACAACAGCACCTGCTTGTTATGACTATGTAGTAAGAGTTGTTCAAACATCGGCATCACCAGATGCCATAGGTACTGATATTGAAGTTGATATTACTAGAGCAGTTAACTCAACTTATAATCAATGCACAGTAACATTTGCTTCCCCCCCACTCTCTGGAGCAACATATGATGTAATTATGGTTGGTTAATTAATTATATAGCTTAAAATTTCGGGGGCTAGGGAAAACATCCCTAACCCCTTTAATGATATAATAGGAGTAATATGACAAAGAGTTTTCAAGTACCCATAAAATTAGCCAATATATCAACAGATCCTACAGGGGTCAATGGTGCTCTATACTATAACACTACCTCAAATTCATTAAAATATTATAATGGGACATCATGGGTTTCATTAAGTGCTAGTAGTGGTGGCGGAACAACCACAAATGCATTAACTTTAGGAACAGGACTTACTGGCGGAAGTTTTAATGGATTTTCTGCAGTTACTGCTACTGTAGATTCATCAGTTATTCCATATTTAGCAAATGCTAATACATTTACTACAACTCAAACAATTACACAGCCTTCAGCAGGTACTAAACCATTAATTGTTCAAGCTGCAGCATCTGGACTTACAGCAACTATTACGGCTGCTTCACAAAGTGCAGGAACAGTTACATATACTGCTTCAAATACATTTTCGGCGGGACAACAAGTAACAGTTACAGGTATTACACCTACAACACTTAACGTAACCAATGCTAAAATTGTAAGTGCCAGCTCAAGTCAGTTTACAATAGTAAACCCCTCTGTTTTTGGAACATACTCATCAGGTGGAACTGCAACAGCATACTCAGATTTGCAGCAATGGCAAACAAATGCGGGAACTGTACAATTATCAGTTAACCAAGCAGGATATGTAACAACATCAAACGTTGAACTTGTTTTAGAATCAACAGGAGATGGATACGGACCTACAAGATTAAGATTGCAAAATAGAAATGGTCAAAATGGACCTTTGTTTGATACGTCATCAAGTACCGTAGACTTAGTTGACTTTGGATTTAAATCTATAACTTCTCAAGGAAACATTAGGTATGAAAATAGATATGGAAATGGTCAAGTAGGTATTTATGCAATTACCTCCACAAATGGACCTGAATTTCAAATAGGAAATACTGTAGGTTTTACTGTACAGTCATATGCTTCACAAGTTCAATTTCCTCTTATTGTAGGAAATAGCTTAAATGACCGACGTGTTCAAGTAAACTCAACAACTGGAAATACAGTGCCTTTAACAGTTAAAGCAAAACCTACTGTTACAGCAACAATTACTGGTGCAACAGTAACTACTTTTGCTAATAAAACTGGAACAATAAGTGCTGCTCAAGCTGCAGCGATATATACATATAGAATTACTGGATTATCCTCAACTACAGGACTTTTGCCAGGAATGATTTTGACATATGTTTCTGGTACAGGAACATTTGGAACTGGCGGTACAGGAGTTATTGTATCTGTTGATTCATCTACTGCTATAACTGTTTATACAACAGGATCAACATCACCTGTTTCAGGATCAATTACATTTTCAATACAAAACTCTGTCACATATACTTCAACAAACACATTTAATCAAACAGATTCTGTAACCATCACTGGTATTACCCCATCAACCCTTAATGATACAAACGTAACTATAGGTGCTGTAGCAGGATCCAGCTTTACAACAATTAATACAGTTGCTTCTGGAACTTATACTTCAGGCGGTACTGCGACAGTTACACAAAATGCTGGATTATTTAATCTAATTGGAAGTTCTGGCTCATCTGTAGCATCAATTGATGCTTCTGGTAATATTACGGCAGGAACACATAATGGAGTAACTATTTCTGGTACTGGAACTGTTCTTACATCAACATCAACAACATCAGCACTAACATCTTTTGGTTCATCTCCTACCATATCATCTCCAACATTAACTGGAACAATAACGGCATCTGGAAATTTAATTGAAAATGTTAACACAACTGCAAAAACTGCAGCATATACACTTGCAACAACTGATTATAATACATTAATACAAATGAATGGTGCTTTTGCATTTACTGTAGGAACTACTCTTTCTGCAGCACCAGTCGGAACCAAAATTAACCTGTTGGCATTAACTGCGGGAGTTTCAGTAACAGCTTCAGGAACAACAATATATGCGACACCAGGATTAAAATTAAGAGCACAATATTCTGCAGCGACACTAATTTGTTTAGCTTCAAATGTTTGGCTCCTAACTGGAGATTTGAGTGCATAATGCCAATAGTTGGAATTGTTGCCTCATCTGATGGAAAATATCCAGGAACACCTACTATTACAAATGCTTTTGATGTAGGATCTGGTAGAACTTATAATGGGGGTATAAATTCAATAACATTTACAGGAGTAAATACTGGTAAGTTCTCTCCAACATCTTATACAATTACTTCAACACCAGGATCTTTAACTTCAACAGTTTCAACAACATTATCCAGAACTAATCTTGTAACAAACCCATCTTTTGAAACGAACCTTACAGGATGGTCTGCTGTAGGAACTATTGGAACACGTAGTACTGCACAGTCAAAAGTAGGAACAGCTTCTTGTCTTATAGCTTTTCCTGGAGGAACAAGTACTAATGGAGTCACATATAACTTATCAAATGGAGTTGCTGTAACTGCAGGAGATGTCCTTACATTTTCTTTTTACTTATTAAGATCTGCAGATATTGGTCAAGTAACATTTAACTTTATGTTTTATGCTTCAAATGGAACTACGCTTATAGCAGATAATGCACATGTTAACGTACCTGCATCACAATCAACAACTGGATGGTATAGAGCTTCACAAACAGTAATAGTCCCTTATGGAGCAGCATTTGCTCAGCCAAGAATTTATATTACAAATGCTGAAGGTAGTGGTACTACAGCATTTAATGCATATATTGATGCAGTTTTAATTGAAAAAAGTTCTGTGCTTGGAGATTATTTTGATGGATCAAATACTATATTAACTCATCAATACTCTGGAACTCCATCAGTAGCATGGACAGGAACTGCAAATGCTTCTACAAGTACTTTTTCTGGAGTAGATCTTTCAGGTCCATATAGTGGTCAAGTAACAGGTCTAACTTCGGGTACATCGTACACCTATACAGTTTCAGAAACAAATTCAATAACTACTGGATCAAACTCCTCTTCATCTTCATCAGTTACAGCAACCACAGTTCCATCAGCTCCAGCATCAGCTTCTGCAGTTGCTGCCAGTACAACATCAGTAACTATAACTTATGGTGCAATCAGTACAGGAGGCTCAGCACTGACAGCTCTAGTGGGAAGTGGTACAAGTACTGGAGATATTGTAAGTTCACCAGCAATTAACCTAACATATTCTGGAACTTTAAATTCTGCAGGAGGAACTATAACTGTTACGGGAACATTTGCAGCTTCAACTGCATATACATTTAGTATTGTTGCAAGAAATGCAAATGGTATTAGCACTACTACAACAACTAATTCGCTTGCACCTAATGGACCTAAAGTTACTTATACTAATGGAACACTATACTCTGATGCAACTTATTATTATGTCGCATATAAAACTGCTGGAACATTTACAAATGACTTTGTAGTGGCAAACCAAACACTAACTGCTGATATATTAGCAGTAGCAGGAGGCGGTGGCGGTAACTATGGCGGTGGCGGTGCAGGAGGATATGTAAACTCTACTTCTCAAGCATTAACCGTAGGATCTTATACAGTAATTATGGGTGCTGGAGGAGCTACGGGAGCTAACGGAGGAAACTCACAATTTGGATCACTTACTGCTGCAGTTGGTGGCGGTGGCGGTGGTACTTCTAGTGCAGCAGGACTTAATGGTGGTTCTGGTGGCGGTTCATCTTCTAGTTCTGCTGGAGGATTGTCAGGTGGAACAGGAGTTTCAGGACAAGGATTTGCAGGTGGTGTAGGAGCAGCTGGAACAACTTCTGGCGGTGGCGGTGGCGGTGGTGCTACTGCAGTTGGAGGCAATGGTACTGCTGGAGCTACAAGTCCAGGAGGAAATGGTGGGGCAGGAACTTCAGCATTTAGTGCTTGGGGTGCTGCAACAGGTACTGGACAAAATGTTTCTGGAACATATTATTATTGTGGTGGTGGTGGTGCTTCTGGATTTGTTGGTGGAACAGGCGGTAATGGTGGAGGAAGTAACGGAGGAGCTTTTGGAGCAGCAGGTGCTGGTCAAACTAACACAGGCGGTGGATCTGGTGGTGGAGGTCTTGGTACTAAATATGGCGGTGGTTCTGGTGTTGTTATTATTCGTTATACTCGTGCACAAGTTGGCGGATAAATATAAAACTTTTATTGTAAATTGACATAAAATATTAACTTATGCTACTATTAATAAAATAGAAAGTTAAATGATGACAAATTTAGTTCAAAAAGCCGTATCACAAGGCGGTAAATTGGCCCCATTAGTTATTCCAAATGGATTAACATCTGGGACGGGTTTAATGAATCCTTCCATTTTTATAGACGATGATGGAGATATATTAGTTAATCTTAGACATGTAAATTACACACTTTATCATTCAGAAGGCAATCAAATGTTTCCCTCTCGCTGGGGACCATTGTCATATTTGCATCCAGAAAAAGATATGAGGCTTGTAACAGAAAATTATATTTGCAGGTTAGATAAAGATCTTCATATGACAAATTTTGCACATGTTGAGATGTTAAATTTGCATAAACCAATTTGGGAATTTGTCGGACTAGAAGATTGCAGACTTATGCAATGGGATGGACAATATTATTTAGTTGGAGTAAGAAGAGATACTACGAATAATGGTGTAGGAAGAATGGAATATACCCACATATCAATAGATAAAGAAAATTGGGTTGTAAAAGAAACAAAAAGAGTTCGCATACCTACCCCGAATGACTCTGAGTCATATTGTGAAAAAAACTGGGTTCCAATTATTGATAAACCATATCACTTTGTTAAATGGACTAATCCAGTAGAGATAGTAAAAGCAGATCCAGATGAACCTATGTGCGATCAAATTTCTGTCAGGCAAAATTTAATTCCACCAATGGATCAAAGAGGTAGTTCTCAAGTTATTAAGTGGAAAAATAATTTTATATCTATATCTCATGATGTTTTATTATTTAATAACTATTTAAAGCAAAAAGATGGTAACTACAGTCATAGAGTTTTAGTATGGGATGAAGATATGAATTTGATTGGAATATCTGATCAGTTTAAATTTTTAGATGGATACATAGAGTTTTGTGTGGGTGCTGCAAAATACGAGGATGACTTATTAATATCTTTTGGTTTTCAAGATAATGCTGCATTTGTTTTAAGAACACCTGGTACTATTATAGATGAGTTAGTTGAGGAGGCTCTTGCATATGCTAATTGAAGATTTAATTATAGAGTTATCTAATGATCCATTTAATCCTGAAAAAAATTTTGCTGCAGCTGTAGAGTATGAAAAGAACAATCAAACTGCTTCAGCAGTTTCATTTTATTTAAGATCAGCAGAATATGGTTTTGAAACTCACAGAGATATTGTTTATACATCATTATTAAAAATGGCAAAGTGTTTTAATGATCAAAAAGGGCGGGAACACAGTGTAACAAAATCTCTTTTGCAGGCTTTACAATATAATCCAGATAGACCAGAAGCATATTTTTTTATGTCAAATTATTATGAATCAATCGCTGAATGGCAAGAATGTTACACCTGGGCAGAATTAGGTTTAAACAAGATTAATAATTCTTTTGATGAGTTACCTGCTGATGTTGATTATTCTGGAGAATATTGTCTCATTTTTGAAAAAGCTGTAAGTGGTTGGTGGATCGGGCGGAAGGAAGAGTCAATAATTTTATTTAATAACTTACTAGATAACTATGATATGAAAGAAGATTATGTTCAAGCCTGCATTAATAATTTAAATAGTATATTAAATTGAGTGGTTTATATCATTATTTTTAATAAAAATGGCAGTCATATGTTCATTTTTTAGGCTTTAGCACACTATAGTGGTATTATGTCTATATGGGTAAAATGAAAATAACACCAATTGATGAAGTAAATTGGGGGCTATATGCCTGGCAGATGCCAGATGGATCTTTAGTTATGGATGAAGAGGGAGGATATTTAAGTATTTCCTCCTTAAAAGGTGACATTCGTCAAATTAAAAAATTAAAAGATGCTGCTAAACATTATGGTCTTGAAGGAGGAAAACCAATATTTTTTGCAGGACATCGTGCAGTTACAGACGAAGAATTAGCTGAACAAAAGCAGAGGCTTGAAATGGGGCTAGTACCAGATACTCAAGATATGCCTGCAATGATGGATTATGTTAAAGAGATGAGGGACATGAAAATTGGCTAATTTAAATATTGCTGATGAAGATGATTTTAATGAAGAAGGTATTGCTGTAAAAATTGGAACTCAGCATACTACTGAACAAGAGTTTGATGACCCATTTAATTCATCATGGGAAGATATTAAAAAGGCTGATGGCTTAAGTCCTAATTTCCGTCGTCAAGTAAATAGAATGGAAAAATCATTTACTGGTATTGGTGATGCAAAATCAAAGAAACTTGATCCACTTGATCTTACAGGATATTCATTATTTCAGATTGTACAGCCACCATACAATGTATTGTATCTAGCACAACTTTACGACATTTCTCCATATCATCATTCAGCAGTAAATGCTAAAGCAGCTAACGTTGTTGGACTGGGGTATAAGTTTGAAGAGACTTGGGCAACAATTCAAAAAGTTGAAGCAAGCATGGATAACCCAAAAAGACTTGATAAGTTACGTTCAAATATTGAAAAAGCAAAAGTTGAATTACGTGAATTTCTTGAATCATTAAATTCAGATGATTCATTTATTGAAAATATGAAAAAAGTTTTTATTGATCTAGAGTCAACAGGAAATGCTTATCTTGAAGTTGGTCGCACATCAACTGGCAAGATTGGTTACATTGGTCATATTCCTACAACAACTATGAGAATTCGCCGTCACCGTGATGGTTTTGTTCAAGTTGTATATAACCGCTATACATTTTTTAGAAACTTCGGTGATACCGAGACCCCAGATCAGATAGGTACTGATCCCCAGCCGAACGAAGTAATTCACTTTAAAGTATTTACTCCGTCAAATACCTACTATGGAGTTCCAGATATTTTATCAGCAAAAAATGCCGTTGCTGGTGATGAATTTGCACAACGTTTCAATTTAGATTATTTTGAGAATAAAGCTGTTCCACGTTATATTATTACAGTAAAGGGTGCTAAACTTACTGCTGATTCAGAGCGTAAATTGCTTGAATTTTTTCAAACAGGTTTGCGTGGAAGAAACCATAGAACACTTTACATACCTTTGCCATCAGATGGTGAGCAAGGACGTGTAGAGTTTGATATGAAGCCTGTTGAGGCGGGGGTTCAAGATTCTTCATTTAAGAATTATGCAGTAGAAAATAGAGACCGTATTCTTATCTCTCATAGAGTACCTATTAGTAAAATTGGTATGCCACAAGGTGTTTCACTAGCAAATGCTAAAGATGCAGATAAAACATTTAAAGAGCAGGTATGTCGTCCAAGACAAGAGGAACTTGAAAACAAAATCAATAGAATTATTGCTGAATTTACTGATGCATTTGTTTTAAGATTCAATGAACTTGCACTTACAGATGAAGAGACACAATCAAGAATTGATGATCGTTATCTTAAAGATCAAGTTATTACTCCAAATGAAGTTCGTTCACGTAAAGGCCTTGCACCGTTGTCTGGAGGAGATCAAGTTCTTATCATTAATCCTAAAGCTGCACAAGATGCAGCATCAGATGCAAGTGGTAATAAAACTAGAAGTCAAGAACGCACACTAGGTGCAAACGATAAAATGGGACAAGCAAGAAATGCTAAAGGTGAAGGAAGATCACAGGCATAAAAAATGTTTTCAGCATTAGATGTTATAAATGTAGCTCGTAGTCAAATAGGTTTTTATGAAGGGCCTAATAATGAAAATCCATACGGAATTTGGTATAACGTGCCAAATGCTCCGTACTGTGCGATAGGAATTAGTTGGTGTTTCGGTCAACTTGGGTTATCACATTTAATTGCTGCACAAACTCCAAAAGGTTTTCATTATAATCCTACAGCTTTGCATTGGTTTCAAATGCAAGGACTTATTGTAAATAAAATGCAAATGCAACCAGGCGACTTAGTTATGTTTGACTGGAATGGTGATGGTGTTGCAGATCATGTTGAGTTGTGTGAAGCAGCAAGCCCTGGAGGATTTACTACAATTGGTTTTAATACTGGAAATCCAAATGATCCAACTAGAGAAGGCTGTTGGAGAGTACATAGAAATTATCTATTTGTTATAGCAGTAATTAGACCTAGATATCCAGTTATTGTTAAACCAACAGTTGCAGTAAATAATACTAAAAAAGCAACAGCAGGAGTTGCAGCAACAGGAGCAGCAGTTGCGGGAGCAACAGGAGCAGTCCATACAGGAGTTAATACAACTACACCAGTAACAACTAAGCCAAGTACAGTATTTATTGCACCTCCATTTCCTGCAAGTCAATCTAAATTTAATATAGGTCAAAAAAATGATGCAGTTATGACTGTACAAAAAGCACTTGTTAAAAAAGGTTTGCTTGCTTCAAAATATGCAACAGGTACAATGAATAAACAGACAAAGGCAGCATTAGTTAAATTTGATCAAAAGCTTGGAATTATAGTTCAAGGTGGAGCAGTTCCACAAATTGTTTACGATAATTTAAAGGGGGCATTATGAGTTTAAAACACCATTTTAAATTTAATATTTCAGATGCTAAGCAGCTTGGTATAGCTCTTATAAGCTCATATGGAATGTGGGCAGCGACGGGATTTCAAAAGAATATTACAGGCCTTCTATACCCCGTTATGGGCTTTATAACAGGGGGTCTAGCATCTCACAACTCAATGTCATCTCCAAATGTAATGCCAGATTCTCATATTCAAACACCCTATGTTAACAATATAGATGATGGAAATAAGGGTGTTCCAGAACCAATATCAGAAGTAAAAATTTATAAACCAGAAGGGACGGATGTAAAAAAAGTCATCCAAATTAATAGCAACATTATAAAATAGTTTTTTCCAAATTATGCGTTATTTATAATAAATGCTATTATTTATTTACATATGGAACTACAAAAAACTTATTGGCAGAATAGCGAGTCATCTACGGCTCTTCATTTTCCTATTACTAAAGTTGATAAGGAAAAGAGACTAGTATCTGGTTTCGCATCCTTAGACAATGTTGACCGTCATGGCGATATTGTTACCGCAGATGCAAACAAGAAAGCCTTTGAAAGATTCAGAGGAAACATTCGTGAGATGCATGGACCAACAGCAGTTGGCAAAATGGTTAAATTTAAACATGATAAATTTTTTGATCCAGAAACACAAAAGAGTTATAACGGAGTATATGTAACTGCATATATTTCAAAAGGTGCACAAGATGCATGGGAAAAGTGCTTAGATGGTACTTATTCAGGATTCTCCATTGGCGGAAATATTAATGATGCTAAGATGGAAAAAGTGGACGGGGATAATGAAACCCGCCGAGTTATTCATGACTATGATCTACATGAATTGTCATTAGTAGATTCACCAGCAAATCAGTTAGCTAATTTTTTCTCTATTGAAAAGAATACAGATGGAAGTACATTTGTAAAAGGTATGATTGAAGGAATTACATTGGAAAATGTATTCTGGTGCAAGAATGATGAAATTGCATCAACATCAGAAGCAACAACAAAAGATTGTGTTGTATGTGATGCACAAATGGAAAATATTGGTTGGGTTGAACAAGCAGATCTTGAAAAATTTGAAGCAATTGAAAAAGTGATTGATTCTTATTTTAAGAAAGATGATGCTCCAACATCAGCACATGAAGCAACGGAGACAGCAGCTCCAGGTTTGGCGGGGAATGTTATTGATAGCAATGCTTCAATTAATCTTTATCCTGATCAAAATACAAAACAAAAAGTTACGTTTGAAGACGGACTTAAAAAGAGCGATGAAATTTTGCTCACAGAAGGAGGTAACAAAATGGCAGAAGATACAGATACAACAATTGAGAAGTCAATTGATGTAGAGACTCCAGCCGAAGAGGTTACAAGCACTGAATCAGTTTCAGATGTTGCAGTTGAAAAATCTGCAGAAGTTTCTGAAGTTGAAGATGTACTTGATTTTACAAAGATGGTCACTGACCTCAAGACCTTCTTTGGTGAGTCTATTGAAAAGAACTATTCTCTACAGTCAGCTACTATTGCAGATCTCAAGAAAGTTGTTGATGCAACTAATACTGAGCTTGCAAAAGTTAATTCTTCATATGAGGATTTGAAGAAAGCACATACAGAGCTTGTAGAAAAGCATGATGCAATCATGAAGACAGTTGAAGATCTTGGTGGCAAGATTGAATATGTTGACCATCAACTTAAGGGATTTGAATCCGCAACTGCAGTACAGAAGTCCGTTGGTGTTTCGGCTCCAATCGGAGTAACAAAAAATCAAAAAAGTATATGGCAAGGACACTTCCTCGGTGTTAATACCCTAACTAACTAAACTAAAAAAAATAAGGTGGTGAAATAAATAAATGAGTAATGAACTTCTACAAAAAGTAATTGATACTACGGACCTCGGTTCTTCAGCAGTTAATGCATCTGGAGACGCTTCTAACTTATCTGGTAATGGTTTACTATATCCAGATCAGGCTAATCGTTTCTTGGATTACATGTGGGATGCAACAATCCTAGCTAAGGCAGCTCGTACAATCCGTATGCGTTCAAATACAACCGAAATTGATCGTGTTGCTATTGGACAACGTATCATGACAGTTGCACAAGAGGACAACCCTCGTAATTTTGTTGCTAGTGGAGATAGCTATACAAACGCTAATTCAACAACTTTCTCAGCACAAAATGCAACATTCAATAAGGTTTCGCTTACAACACGTAAGCTTCGCCTTGACTGGGAACTTTCAGCAGAGTCTCTTGAAGACAATATTGAAGGTCCAGATCTAGAAGATCACATTGCAAGACTTATGGCTACCCAGGCTGGTAACGATATTGAGGATACCCTTATTAACGGTACAGGCACAGGATCTGGTCTTATGTCAGCATTCGCAGGTTTCCGCACATTGGCTCTTAACAACGCACACGTTGTTGATGCAGCAGGTGCAGGACTAGACAAAAACGTATTTAATAACGCAATCAAAGCATTGCCACGTAAGTACAAGCAACGTCGTAACCAACTCCGATTCTTCACTGGATCTAACTTGGTACAAGATTACCTATACAACCTCACAGCTATGACTTCAACGGGATTCAATCCATTTGATATCGCTTCAGGCATCATTCGTGGTGACGTAGCAGCTAACGATGGTGGTCCAGGTTCTGTAACACCATACGCATTTGGTATCCCAGTTATCAACGTTCCGTTGATGGTTGAGACACAAACAGGTGACTATAGTGGTGCAGCAGGTTTACATGGAGATGTACATCTTACATTCCCACAAAACTTCATCATTGGTATTAAGCGTGACGTAACAGTCTATCGTCTTTTCCAGCCAAAGAAAGACACAATTGAATACACACTATTCATTCGTGTTGGTTGCGTAATGGAAAACTACGATGCACACGTTATCGTTAAGAATATCAAGGTTGCAGGAACAGCTGGCGGAACAGGATCTTTGGCAGTAACAAATGGTCCAAATGTAACTGGCGGTCAAAACGGAAATACATACTAATATTTATTAGTTGCAAGGCGGGGGATTACTTAGGTAGTCCCCTTAGCCATTTAATGGTATAATTAACAATGACGAAAGGATATAAATGTCATTCTCAGATTTAAAACTTACAGATTTAAGAAAAGTAGCAGACTCTTTTGGAGTTGATGCTGCACAATCTAAAACAAAACAAGAAGTCATTGCACTTCTTGAAGAAGAAGGTATTACATACCAAATGTATGCTAAATTTACAGAATCAGAAAAAGAAGAGATTAAGATTACTGAATTTGAAAAAAAGGCAAGAGAAAAAAAGATTTTAAAGACAACTAATTCAGTTTTAGTAAAAATGGAAAGAAATAATCATTCTTTTCAAGTAGATGGATATACTTTTTCACAAGAGCATCCATTTGTAGCAATGCCAGAATCTGATGCTCAAAGAATTTTTGATACTCAGACTGGTTTCCGCCTTGCGACTCCACGAGAGGCTCAAGAGTACTACGCATAAAGGGGGTGCTTTGATTGCAAACAATCAACACCAATAGTCAGGAAAAAATAGAATTACAGGTTTATATTGAAGGGGTTTTATCTCAAGCTGATTCAACCCCAACATTATCAATTTATGATGCAGATAATGATGCTTCACCAATTTCTGGATTTGATAACATAACATCTTATGATGAAGATCCAGCAGGTATTTATTCTTTTCTCTTGACCCCATTAATTACTAATATTAATCGTGTTTTAGAAGTAAAGTGGAATTATACAGTAAATGGTGTTCCAGTAGTTCAGACAGATTTTTATCAAGTTGAAACTCCTTATGCTACAGTTTCAGAAACTGTAGATTTTCTACAATTTGGCTCGGAACCATTTGAACCAAATTTTGTTGATCCAAAAGCAATTGTAAGTGCTGAAAAAGTAGCAAGAACAATTATTGAAGGTTATACTGGTATTAATTTTTACACATACTACGGTTTTCAAGAAGTATATGGAATTGGTGCTAATACTGTTCAACTAACAGAAAAAATGTTAAATGTTGACCAGATCTGGGAAAATCAAATTTTGGTTTATGATGGCACACAGGATCCTATCTATAATACTTTTGGCTATAATACAGAGCTAAGTCCTTCAGGATACCAACTCCGTATATGGTATCCAGCTTTTCCAGATGGTTGGAATAATGAAATGGATCCAGTTGTTTATGAATCAGGTCGCTTTAGAGATCAGTACCTATATCGCTTTGTAGGACAAATTGGATACAAATATGTTCCAGAAGATATTAAATTAGCATCTATGCTATTAATCAATGACATTCTATCAAATGACTATAACTGGAGGAACAAGTATTTGTCTCAAGTTGAACTTAGCGAAATTTCGTTTAAGATGGCTGGCGGGGCATTTAATGGTACAGGTAATATTACAGTAGATAATATTCTTGATCAATACCGTAAGACAAATATTGTTATTATATAATGTTTAATAAAAACTTAGCAAACTCATTTATAGGCTCAGTCATGAATATGTCTGCAGATATTTATACACAACAAAATATTCAAGATACTGATACGGGTGCTATTAAACGTGAATGGGTTTACACTAAAACCATTCAATGTAAAATAGAACCAGTTAAAATGAAAGGTGCTTCAACCAGAACAGATAACAAGTCTTTTGCAAAAACTTCTGACATGAATTACGATGAAAAAATGCAATTAAAGATGTATTGTTTTGAACTGATGAGTAAGCGTTGGCGTGTTGAAAATATAAGATCAAGTGATAATCAACAAATATTTATTGAAATTGATAAAATTGATCATCCAGATACAAAATTTGAGGTTACTGCAGCACACGCAATACTAGACCCATTTGGAAAAGTTGCTTACTATGAGGCAGTTCTGTTAAGAACCGAGGTTCAAGATGACAGTCAAGCTTGAAATTGATGGAGCACAAATAGGTTCAGAGCTCTCTGCTTGGATGGGCGGAATTGAAGAATTAACAAAGTCATCAGTATTAACACAACTAGTTAGACCTGTGTTTACAATTACAGGAAAACGCTTTGTTATTGATGTTGATAATTATTCAAGAATGAATCCAAAAAAAATGCACCATGTTTATGAATGGGGTAAGATTGGTCAGTCAGATGGAAGACTTTTTGTAATTGAAAGAGGCCAAATATTAAGTGGAAACCTTGTAATTAATACAAAATTCTTGCCATCAAAAATGCCAGTTCCAATTAATCCAGAGTTACTGCAGCCAGGCAAAACAGGTAAATCTGTTTCAAAGCAAAGCATTTTTGCAAATAAAGCAGAAGTCATGGAGTCAGGTAGATCAGTTTCATTCTCTGCACAAAAAGTTTTAGCATTTATGGGTAGTAATGGAATTGTTTTTATAAAGCCTGGGACACAAGTAAATATCTTGCATCCAGGTGGCATACAGACTAATAATTCTTTTGGGTCATATATGTTGGAATGGTATACTTCAAATGCAAATGCAGTTATGGATAGTTCTGGTTTTTATGATCAGATGGCTATTGATGTGGCTGCAGCAATGGAATCAAGTAATGGAAGAGCAAGTATTTCTGCAGTTAGATCAGCAATGTCAAAATTAGCAGATAGAGTAGATGCGGGGGAGATGATTGTATGACAGTTGATTATTCAAGGATTGCAGCATACGATATAAGAAACTTTATATGGCAACAGCTACAGGACTCAGGTATTTTTAATCCATATGATTACGTGGCAGATGGATTCAATGCTCCTTTAACCCCAATAATTCCTTCACAGCAAATTCCAGAATTTAATAATTTGCTTCCAGGAAAATCATATATTACCTATGACATTATTCAGAAAAATTATGGAACTCAGTGGTGGATGTCTAATGAATCTATGGTATTACAGGTAGTTTCAAGAAGTAATGCTCAGATTGTAACTGTAATAAATTTCTTAACCGACCTATTTAGGAGATATGAGTTTTCAGCAGGAGACATCAATGTTTCAGCCAAAGCCTCTGGAAGTCCATTTAAATTCCTTTATTGTAGGCTAGAAAGTGCTAACCCAATTCAACCATTTATGGATGAGGGCGGGTTCATGAGCGGAGATTTTTCTATAAATTATGTCTATACCAGAGAAGTGGATGAGTCAGCTTCAAATTCTGGAAGATATATCTAAATTTGAATTATTTTAATTTAATGCTATGCTTTTCTATGAGGAAGTAAATTGTCATCTTTATTTTTTTTAAATTTAAATAAAATAAGGTGGTGAAATAAAAAATATGGCTACAAGTACAAAAAACGTAATCGTCGGTGCAGCATCATTGTTCACTAGTGTTGGTAACAGCTCTAATACATTTGGTCGTCCAGCAACAGATTCAACAACTCTTAATAGTCTTTTTTCTTCAGGTACTCCAGCACGTCAAAGCCTTCTTGCATCAGCAGGAGCAGCTAACGGCGGATATCGTGAAGTAGGATATACAAGCACAGGACTTGAGGTTTCATACGAGCCAGTATATGGTGAAGTTATGGTTGATCAACTTCTTGATGCAGCTCGTCTTTTCAAGCAAACACTTAAGGTTATGCTTAAGACAGAGCTTTCAGAGGCAACTCTTGAAAACCTACAGTTCTCATGGGGACAAATGGACTCATACTATGTTGCAAATAGTGCAAGCACAGTAACATCAGTACCTTCATTGATTCCAAATGATTCAACAATTAGCTCATCTGATTCTCCAGCAGCAACACTAAACATGGCTGCAGGTGCTCTTGGAGATGCTCCAGTAGAGCGTGTTCTAATTGCCGTTGGACAAGCTCCAGCACAAATCGGATCATCTGTAACACTTGATGTACCAACAGGTGCAAGTGGTTCCACAGTTCTTAGCCCAAATGCAACAACATCAGCTTTGCGTAGCAAAGAGCGTGTTTATGTAGCACGTCGTGTTGTTTCAATTGATACAACAATGCATGCACTTAAGCGTGATGCAGCAACAGTATTCCCAGTGAATTTCCGTTGCTTACCAGATTCTGACTACAAGTATGCAGGTGCAGAATATGGCGTTGTTATTGACCGTGTATTCGGTACAAACTAATAACTAAATACAATTAAATAAAAATTTAATATAGATTCAAGCCCCGTCATAAATGGCGGGGCCTCTGAATTTGTCTATATAGATATTCTTGGTATAATTTAACTAACTAATAAAGGAGCAATAAATTGGCAACAACAGTGTATGATATTTTAGATATTGAACTAAGTGATGGATCATCCATTACTCTAAAGCCATTGCCTATTAAGCAATTAAGAAAATTTATGGAAGTTATTAATAGCATGCAAGAATCAGAAAATGAAGATCCAGATGCTGCAATGGATGTATTTATTAAAGCAGCAATGATCTGTCTTAAAAACATTAGACCAGATTTATCAGAAGATCAAGATAAATTTGAGGATATTGTTGAAGTGCCAACCATGATGAAAATTCTTGAAGTTGTAGGGGGTCTTAAGCTAACAGACCCAAACCTTCTGGGAGCGGCTCTAGTTGGGACGAACTAGATCTACGCTCCTTAGAGTCTGAAGTATTCTTACTCGGTCATTGGAAAAACTTTGATGAGTTGGAAGAAAATCTTTCACTAGAAGAACTAACAGCGGTGTTAGAAGCTTCAAGAAAGAAAGATTATGAAGATAAAAAGTTTGCAGCATCTATTCAAGGTATAGATCTTGATGAAGAGGTTGAGGAAAAAGAAGTGGAAGATATCTCTACTTTAAACTCAAGATATGTTGCACAAAAAGAAGGTTTTGGTCCAGGAGAAGGATTGGGATTTTTGACTTTAGAATAAAAAATGGGGGTGCAAATAATTGGCTAATATTGAATTAAATATTGTTGCACTTGGAGACTTTAGTGCGGTAAACGCAGAAATAAAAAAGTTACAAGCCCAAGTTGCAGCATTAAATAATGGTCTTGGAATAAACCCAATTACCCCTCAATTATCTTCAAGTTTAAAAACTACTACAAATGATTTTAGTAATGCACTTCTTGCAAGTAATGGTTTTACAAAACAAACAGTTCAACTTACTTCTGAAACACAAAAATTTGGAAAAGCACTTGAAAGTGGAAAGTTAAGCCTAGGTCAATATTTTCAAATTATTAATAGTAGATCTGGTGCAGCAACAGATTCAGTTAAACAGCTAGCATTAGAGCAAACAAAACTTCAGAATTCTGTAATTATGGCAGACCCTACAAAACAGGGTTTTTATTCTGTATTTACACCAACTACTATTGATGCTACTGCAAATGCTACAAAAATTGCTGCAAATGAAGCAAATATCTATGCACTTGCAGTTCAAAAGGGTTCCCAGAAGTTAATTGATTTTGGTAAAAATACACAATGGGCTGGCCGTCAGTTAACTGTTGGTCTGGGTATTCCAATATTATTATTTGGATCACAGGCTGTTAAATCATTTGATGATGTAAATAAAGCACTTACACAGTTACAAAAAGTATATGGTGAAGGATTAACTCCTCCAAGCCAAGACCAGGTTAATAAAATTTCTCAAGATGTTCTTAATTTAGGAAGAAATCTTGCTCAAACTACAGGTATATCTCAGCAATTTACTGTTCAGGTAGCAGCACAATTTGCTGCTATGGGTAAAATGGGAGATAACCTAACTAATGCTACAGAGCAAACTGTCAGGCTTGCCAAGCTTGGAAACCTTGATCAACAAACTGCAACAAATGCTGTTATTGCTTTGCAAAATGTTTATAAATTAAATACAACACAATTGGGTGATGCAGTAAATTATTTTGGAGCAATTCAGAAGCAAACCTCGCTTTCCATGAACGACTTAGTTTCTGCAGAAAGTAAAGTTGGTCCAATTATTGATCAATTGGGCGGAAGCTATAAAGATACATCTATTATGCTTCTTGCTATGAAAGAAGCAGGTGTTCCAGCAGCACAAGCAGCAAACGCTCTTAAGTCAGCATTTGGATCTATCATTGCACCAACATCTGCAGCAGTAAAAGAGTTTAAGTCATTTGGAATAAATTTAGAGGCAATCAAGACAGCTGGTGGTCCAGTTCAGATGATACAGCAGCTTCAAGCTTCATTACAGAATTTGTCCCCATTAGTAAAAGAACAGTTGATTGAAAAGCTTTTTGGCAAGTATCAATTTTCAAGAATGTCAGCACTTATTGACAACTTTGGAAAAGTAGGAAGTCAAACAGTAAATGCTATTAAAGTAGCTGGAGCATCATCATCTCAGTTGGCAGATCTTGCTAACCAAGAAATGAAACAAGCAACATCATCTCCATCTGCACAATGGCAGATTGCACTTAATACATTTAAAGCAGATTTGTACCCAGTTGGACAAATGATTATTAAAATTGGTACAGATGTTATGAAGTTTGCTAATGGTGTAGCAAAAGCATTTCAGGGACTACCTGGCCCAGTAAAATTAGTTTTAGGAATACTAGTTGGCTTCGTCGCTATATCTGGACCAGTTATTATGTTAACTGGTTTGCTTGCAAACTTTGCGGGTAACATTCTTAAGGGTGTCTTTAACTTAAAACAACTTGTTACTGGTGGTAAGACGTTAGGTCAATTACTAACACCAGAACTAATTGCAGCACAAAATGCATCTGACTTATTTAGCCAAGGTGTCTTAGGAGATGCCGATGCAATTAAAGTTCTCAATGAACAAATTGTTATTTTAACTAATAATTTAAATAATCTTGTAAACAATATGGGTCAAGGTGCGGGTCTTCCTGCAATTACTGATTCTTTAAAAACAGACGTGGGAGCATTAGTAACAAAAGAAGCAACTATTGCAGAGCAACTAGTTTTACCAGGATTTGCGACTGGAGGATTTGTTCCAGGCTCGGGTAATTCAGATTCATTCCCAGCAATGCTAACCCCTGGAGAGGCAGTTATACCAAAGGGACCTGCAAAACAATATTCTTCATTTATTGGTGCAATGATTGGCGGTAATTTAAAGGGGTATGCTGAAGGTACTATAAGAGCTTATCCTGAATATGCATTAAGATTACAAAATAGATCTGAAAATATGGCAAGAAGAGCTGGAACAACATCTGAAGAAAGCGTTATGGCTCCTCTTGCAATGAGAATTGGTGAATCAAGAAATATTACTCCAAGTGCATCTCAAGTACAAAAAGGTTCATTTGACCCAATTGTTTCGCAATACAAAGATATTGTCAAGAATTTTACACAAAAATTAAATGAACATTTTAATACTACTTATAGTAACATTGTTGATAGTGATGAAAGATTTTCAAAAGCATGGACAGAAGCTGGAAAATCTGTTGAATCAGAAGTTAATAAAATACAGAGTGATGTAGAAAAAGGGATAGTAAGAAAAACATTTGGTTTGGATGAAGATGTATATGGAACAATTCCTACTATGTCAAGAAGACCTGGCGGAAATGTTCCTGAAAGAGCAAGAAAAGCTATTCAATCAGTAAGAGCAACTGGCAGAAGATCTTATGTATCAATATCTGGCGGAGCTAAAGCTTTGTATGAAAAAATGACTGATTCTTCAGCATCAGAAATGCAGATGGGCCATGTATACGGTCCACAACAAATTGCTGTTGATGAATTAAAACAGCTTCCAAACCAAACAAAAGCATTGTCAAAAGCAATGGAAGTTATGGGGCAGAATGTCACAGAAGGATATTCAACTGGCATAAAAAATTCTTCCACTAAAGTTGAAAAGTCTGCAGAAGAACTCGCAAAAATTCCACTAGAAACTGTGCAAAAAGAATTAGATATAAATTCTCCATCAGGTTCATTTGCAGATAATGTTGGAAAACCGATTGTTCAAGGTATTCAACAAGGATTCCAAGAAGCACTTCCAGGTTTTGAAAATATTGTTACCTCATCTATGAATGAAACTGCAGGTAAGTTGTCGTCAGGTGTCAACGGAGAACCTTGGTGGATGGCTGGAGAAAATTATGTAACGCAAACTGCTAAAGGAATTACTGAAAATTCTGCTGTAGTTGTAGATGCTGCAAATGAAGTTGCAGATAAAGCATCGGTTTCTATGGTGGAAAGAGTAAAGGGAACACTTTCTGGCAAAGTAGGTAAAACTGGTGGCATGGGTCTTGCAATGGCACTACCTATGTTAAGTGGAATGTTGCCACAAAGTATAGGTGGTGTAAATATTTCTGGTGCTACAAGCATCGCATCATCTGGATTATCAGGCGGTTTAGCTGCAAGCATGATAGGTATGAATGCAGAAGAAGGAACTTTTGCTGCAAAAATAGGTAGTTTAGCACCAGCTATAGGTGGAGCTGTTGCAGCATTTTCATTATTGAAAATGGCAATTGATAATACAACAGCTGCAAACCGTGAAGCTAAAAATGTAATGCAGGAAACTTATGGTAAGTCAAATGTAGCCACACAATATTTTGGTTTATCTGCAAGCAATATAAGCCAGTTTGATTTTTCAGGACTGATCTCTGGGGTTAAATCTTCAACAACATCTTTACAAGAAAATAAGGCTGCTATTGATGCACTTACTGCAGCATATCAAAATGCAACAGATCAACAAACAAAAGATTATTTGAAGCAAGTAGGTGCTGCAAGTGGTTCTGCATTAACAGATCTTATGAAAGCAAGATACAATACTGATCTTGCACAAGGGGCAACTGCAAAACAAGCTCTACAGGATATAACATCTATAATGAAAGCATCTGGGCAAGGAACACTTGCAAGACAATATGCTTTAAATAATATTGGTGCTAAATCAACTGATAATGCTGCCAAAGGATTTCAAGATGCTTTAAGGACAGCTCTTGCTCCATATGAAGAATATGCAACAAAAGCCAAAAAAGAAAAATTTGCATTACAAGGTAGAGGTGCTCCAACTGATGCAGAAAGAGCACAAAATGTTAAAGCAGAAGATATAGCTGCTGTAGCAACAGAGCTTTTAAATGTCGCACAAACTACCCCTAAGAACTTAAAAACAATTATTGATGGACTTACAGGTGCATCAGGTAAGGCAGCTAAAGATTTAGTTAATACAGAAGGTGTATTTAAAAGTTTACAAGATACTGTTTCCAAAGTAAATCCAGATATGGCTACATGGATGCAAAAACAAAGAGATCTTTATGATGCAGGTAAGAAAAATGCATTAACTACTGTTGATATGGCAAAAGCAGTATCACTACTAAATTCAAATTTAATTCAATCTCCATCTGACTTACAAAAAATGGCAGATGCTGCTAAAAGAACCATTGCTGAAGAAATAGACTTTTTATTTAATTCTGCAAAAGCACAAAGTACAAAACCTGGCGGAGGTTCAAGCACTACTACACCTCCTCCTTTACCACCAATAGTAGATACATCAATACCTAAGCCATTTACTGGAACTGCACAAGAAAAAGCATTAGAAAAAGCATTACAGGGTAATTTAACCGCCCAAAATGCACAATTAAAAATTGCAAAAGATGAATTAACTGTTCAAAATAAAATTGCTCAAGAAGCAAAAGCACAACTTCAATATCAGCAACAGATTACTTCCTTGCAAAATGATATGAAAACTGCTATGATAAGTGGTAATTACTTACAGGCAGCAAGTTTGAAACAACAAATTTCTGGTGCAGCAGTAGATTTTAATGCAACCAGTGTACAAACAAAAATGCAGGATCAGGTTGATACTTTGCAAAATAATGCTGATCAAATTAATCAAGCATTATCAGATTTAAAGGATGCTATAGCAAATGGAGCAACTAAAATTGATGCAAGTATATTGGCAGCTAAAAAGATTAAACCAATTGATGCTAAATCAATTGTATCGGGGGTTGCGGGGAATGGTGTTACTGTAGAGGTTAATATTACTTCAACTGGAGAAGTAACACATACTTCAACAACATCAAGTCATCCAAAAACTAAAACAACAGTTTCGCATAAGAATCCAAAAGTAGTTCCAAGTGGTAGTAAGATAAATAATGTAAGAGGAAGTGTAAGATAAATGACATATTCAATTGCTCAGGGAGTACAAGTATCTTTAGATAATTCTACTTGGTATCCCCTTACAGATCATAACCGTCAACCTATTGATATTACATATACCCTTGTAGAGCAAGCAGATAGAATGGCAAATGGCACTATGCGTAAATATGTAATTGCCAGAAAATTTGTTCATAAAATTACATGGAAAGATGTTCCCACATATGATCCATATTTAGTTGATTATAATGGAGCTGGGGGAACTTCCTGTGGTCCTGCCTGGATCAAAGCTTTTTATGAAGGTAATTATAATGCTCCAGTGTTTGTAAAGTTTCAGTTTGCACAAGATACTCCAGTTATTAATGGAATTCCAAATGCTTCAACATATACTTCTTCCCGACAAAATCCGACGGGTACAAACCCAGAAGGTTTACCTTGGAATGTTTATGAAGCTTTTATGACAACATTTGATTATCATATTACAAAAAGAACTGTAGGAAATAATTCTACAAGAGGAATTGGTTACGACCAAGTTGATCTGACACTAGAATTTACGGAGGTATAATGATAACTTCACCAAATGTTATTAGTGGTAATGTTACTACTAGCACTTTTCAAAATTCAAATTCTATTGAAATGGTTCCAATTGTTTCAGCAGAATGGAACATGAATTTATTTAATCAACCTTATATAACTGTTGCTGGGACGGGAAGTCCAGAAACTATTACATTAAGTAATGGATCTTTAAGCAGTGCAAGTAGTAACGATGCAATGCAAAATGTTACAACATATACATTTGCAATGTCAGGAAATCAAAAACAAATTGGTTATACAGTTAATACACAGTCTCCATATTCACAAGCGTATAAAATTGTAACTTATATGAAAACTGATTCTGACTTGCCTATTATGGTAAATGCATATGCACAAGGCGGGTTACCTGGAGAGTATGGTTCAACTACTGTTGACATTAATGCATTTGGTTATACTAAGATAGTCACATATTTAGGATCTAGTGCAACTCTTGGTGCTATATCCTATTTTACATATACAATTAATTTGTCTAGTTATGGAGCAGATAATTTAACTGGAGTCAATGTTTTCTTAACACAACCAGAGGTTTATGCAACAACATTTTTTGATTATCAAAATAATTCATTGTGGCCCACAGATAGTGTATTTAATTACTTTAGACCTGGAGAGTCGTATGTTACCAGTGGAAATTCTTATTGTGCACTTAAATCAAATAGAATAATTAACACAAGTTTAACAAATAATCCAATTAACAATTCGTCAGTCACAAGAACAAATTTAATTACAAACCCTTCATTTGAAGACGGAACTACAAATGGTTATTCTTCAGCAAATTCATTGACAACCAGCACTAACTATTCTTATGTAGGGGTTTATTCTTCTTTGTCTACAGCTGTTTCATCAAATGATACAAATATGATTTATCAAGCAACAACAATACCTACATCAGGAACTTATACTGCATCTGCTTATTTTTATGTTCCAGCAGGATCAAATTTAGCAGGACAACAAGTAGTTCTAAGCCCTGAATCAGGTCAAACATCAATAGTTGAGCATCCAACAACTTTAATTGCGGGGCAGTGGGTAAGAACGTATACAACTTTTAATTCTGATGCAGGTTCTGTACCTGTAGTAGCGAGAATAAACGTTAACATACTTCAGCATAATGGAGATCAATTATACTCTGATGCATGGCTTCTTGAGTCAGGTTCAACTTTAGGTAGTTATTTTGAAGGAACTTCAACCTCACCTTTAGCAGGATCATACTATCCTCCAGCTACATCAATTATACAAAACCCGCAGTTTTTAATGGTTAATCCACCTGTACCAATGTATAAAAATGTTGCAGCAAGTGATATGGCTCCATACAAATATTTTGTTTCAGACACTTCAGCAAATATAGGCTACCCAAGCATTTCAGCGGTGTATCATACAGGATGTAGTGCAAATAAAATTGTATTAAAGTTTAATACAATTGTAACTAATCCGAACATAAGTGTTTCTCTTGATAACAACACTATTTGGGCAGGATCTGTAAATGATTCAACTGAATCAGGTGTTTTAACTTTGTATTATGACGGATCTTCTTGGTCAACAAATAGTTGGACAACAATGCCATCATTTATTGAAACTAAAGGCTCTACTACAGGCAATATATCAATCTATCAAACATTTAATCAAATTACTGTTACGCAAACAGATGCAGCAATTAATTCTACATTTTCATCATATTCAAATTCATACTTATCTGATGATGCAACAAGAATGCATTTGATTGAAATATCTCCCAGAATAGAGATAGATATATCTAAGTATGTTATGGAATTAGATATTAATAAACAGCTTGATTCAAAAAATAATTATATTCCAATTTCATCAATTAACCCAAATGATGCCGAATTAACTCTTTCTTCAATACCAATTGCTGGAGTAAATAATGCTCCAATTCCTATATTTTCAAGTCAAAATAATTTATCATCAAATATTTTGTATAACATGATGAGAAAAAATATTAAGTTTTATTTTAGTTGGAAATTAATTAGTTATTCAAGTATTACAGGAACTACTTTTGTTAATTATTCAGACAATAACCCTACTAATCAAACTTATATACCCGCTGGAGTTTATTGGTCAAACTCATGGGATGAAACTGACATTCAAACAGTCAAAGTTGCATGTTATGATGTTGTAAATTATTTACAAATGGTTCCAGTTCCAGATTATGTTGCAAGCAATAAACCTATATTTGAAATTATAACCGATATCATGGATTTGGCGGGCTATACAGACTATGACGTTGATTCATTATTTAAAGTTTGTAATGATACCTCTAAGCCAATGGATATGTATTATTATTTCTGTAATTCACAAAGTGGTACAGTTTATGATGCTTTATCAGAACTTTTCTTAGCACATCAAATTGGTGCATATATTGATGAATTTGGTGTTATGCGTTTCTTGAGTCTTGCAGATATTATGAGAAATCAAACTTCAGTTGCAACATTTGATGATTCTTCAATTATTCAAGGTGGTTATTCAATTACAAATAAAGCTAAGCCAGGAATGATTACTGTAAGTTACCAAGAACCTAAAGTACTTCAATCATTAGCATTGCAAAATGCAACAAGTGTTGGCATTGAAAACTCACCATCATTTATATACACTACATCAAATGATGTTGTTTGGAGTCAGAAAAATGCAGATTCTGTAGGATATAATTATTTATCTACAAGTATGTTGCAAAATGATAATTTCTTTACTATGAATAAAAATGATCTGCTTGATATATTCCATACATATTTATTAAATAATGATGGATATGCAGTTATTGAAGGTGAAATTGTTTCTTTCTTGTATAAAGAATATACTTTAACTCAAACATCTAATCCTTCAAATACTGTTACTGTTTATCCTAAAACAGACATTGAATTAGCTGCATATATTGATTCTTTTGTAAAACAAAATAATGTAGGGTTTTTAAATAATAGTGCAACATTAACTGGAGCATCTATAACTACATCAACAAAAACTGTAAATATTGCAAATAATGATGGCGGTAGTTCAACTACAGAAACTATAAATTATGTTTCAGGTATTACGTATACGGCATCAAGTGCTTTTACGGCGGGTCAATTTCAAGTAGGACAAAGAGTATCCGTTGTTGGATTTGTTCCCGATCAATACAACATATCTGGAGTAATTACTGCAAGTGATTCCACAACATTTACTCTAGCAGCCAATATTAATTTGGGCACTTCATCATTCCCATCTGTTTCAGATGCAACAAATGCATTTGCAATCTTTACAAGCGATAATAGTTTTGATGTAACAATAACTCCAACAGGAAAAATAGCTAATGTTCAGAGAGGTATGTTTGGAACTGTTGCTAATGACCATTTAATAATTAGTGGCTCAACAGTTAATGGATCAAATAAAAACTTAGCTGAATTATCTCTTGATTTATCAAGCTATAATCTATCTACTACGACAACTACTACAATAGCAAATGATCATCTAGCAAGTCCAGATAACCCCACAATTGAGTTTATAAATGTGCAGCCATCATCAAATTCTCAAACATTAATTCTAAATGTAGGTATTGTAGGTCTTAATTACTGTACATATTCTGCAAGATTTAGTTTAAATGCTAATGACGTTTGTTCAGGCGGAGTTTTCTTTGGGTTAGATCCCGCCACATCAACTAGTGAAGGAATGTATTTTGTTGAATTAATAAAATTGCATGATTATACATTAAGTGGTACTACCGTAACATTCTCAAGTAAAAACAACTATAATTATTATCTTGTCTTTTATCAGATTGTCAGTGGTACACCAAATATAATTTCATGGACAGATGTTACAGGCACAGTAGGATATATTCAAAGTAATTTTGAAAAAGTTTTGTATAAGAGTTCTGGTAAAGGAACTTCAAACTATCAATATTCTTATGCAACTGATCAGAATTATAATTTAAGGGTTGCAATCTCTACTTCAAATGGAACTGACGGGGAAACAGCTGGTCAGCTTTTAAATGTATTTTTAAATAATATTGAAATAACAGGATGGCAAATCCCCATAGTTGCATCTTCAGTTGATACAGATAATACATCTATAATGTATTGGACATCTGGAGGATCAACTTATACTTGGAGTTCAACACCAATAAATAAAATGACTGGTTTAAGGCAGAAAGTTCCATTTAGCCTTGATCCAACAAATTTGTTATACTCAACATACTCTGGTTATTCTTCTTCACTATCCCCAGTTTTTCCATATGGCATGTTTCCTTCAGGAACTCAAGTAGCGGGTGCAGCGGGAACTGCAAGCTACGTTAGAGAAGTTCATTGTTGTGAAAAACCATTGATTGAAAGAAGTGTAAATTACTATTATCAAGATAGAGAATTTTTGAATGGCATGGTACAAAATAGAAATGTTTATAATCAATATCAATCATGTATTGTTCAGACAAATCCAGATGTAGTTGGAATTAATTACTATGATGTTCAATATCAGACACCTGCAGCAACCAGTGTAGATGTATTGCCAATTGAATATTTGTGGTATTATTTCCCAGGAACTCAACCTATTGATCAACAATTTTATCAACAACAAGTTGTTGATGAGTATTCGCTATCATATTCAACCCCAATTAATACTGGATTTAGAGCACGTATGGCTATTGTTAATAACTGTGGTCACATGGTTTATTTAAATAAACAGTCAGATAGTTTAAATGCTTTTACAGTTGTACTTAATCTTTGGACACATGAAGTTATTGCTCCATCAGATCCAGAAGTAATACAAAAAATTCTTGATCCTGCCAACATATCTGAAGTAATTCAAGTAGACAGTCCTTGGATTCAATCAAAAGCATCTGCAAATAAGCTTATTGATGTTATTAAAATTGGAAATGACGGGTTTTCAAAAGATACAGCAGTTCAAATATTTGGTAATCCTATGGTACAAGTTGGAGATGTAATTACAATTAATTACAGTTTGGCGGGAATTACTGGAGAAAAGTATCTAGTTCATGAAGTAGCCCATGTATTTAATAAAGGTCTAAAGACTACATTAACTCTAAATTCACTTAGACCTGGCATAGGTTACTAAAATATCAAAAAACTGGTATAATTATTACTAGCACCTATAAGGAGACAAAATGGCGTATGTAAAGATATCTGACCCAAATATTATAGATATATCTGCTTGGCAACAATTAATTAATGTTGTAAATCAACATAGTGATAGTATTACTGCTTTGAGCAATAATTTTAATGGGGTAGGTTCTTCTCAGGTAGACTGGTCTTCAGCTACATGGTCACACGTATGGGATCCAGGCTCTCAGGCACTAGTTTATGGAAAAATTCAAGTTGTTACATCAAGTGCAACATATGTAAATAAAAGTGCTTCAGGTTCAGGCACACAAGGTATACAAGGAACAAATTCATCTACAAGTAAAGTTTTCTATGGTACAGCTTCATTTTCAGACCCAACAGTTTCATCTATTTTTCAATTTAGTTCTATACCAATTGTAACTGCTACACTGTATAGCGGTCATAATTCTTCAGGTCCAGTAAGTGTAGTTAATTCAAGTTGCATAGTAACTATTTATAATATCACTACTTCAGGATTTAACTGGAGAATATCAAGTGCATCAGGTAGTTCAGCAGATACACCTACAGGTACTTTTTACATAATGTGGACAGCAGCAGGTCCAAGATAAACAGGGGGTATTGTGGTACAAGGACAAGAACCACCAAAGTATAAATCGCCAACGTCGGTAGGAAAAAGACAAACAATTCCTGTTGACGTAAATGATCGTCGTGCCAAAAAAAATAACCCAAATAACCCAAGAGGCCGTAGTGGTGCAGAATTTGAGATTATTGATTTAACTGGCAGTGCTTCTTTAATAGAAGGTGGTGACGGAAGCGGTACTGCAGTTGCAAATGGCGGTTCAGGTAATAATGGTGGAACTCCAGATGTAATTATCCCTGGAAGTGGGGGTAATCCTCCAGTATATTATCCAGGAGGCAGTGGTCCTTATGTAATTGGTTTAACAGATCCTTCAGATATATCTGCAGTGTGGAATGGTGATGAACTAGATATAACATTTACTTGGGATATTGGTAATGCTGCAAATGGAACTGCATCTCAATTTGTTGTTGATTTAACATCTGATGGAATAACTCAGTCAACACCATTTGATACATTTTCTCCAATATCTGCTTATAGTGTTGGCACTAATCAATTTATGCTTCCAATAAGTAAGCAATTGAATGAACAAATGTTTGGTATTTTTACAACAAACATTACTAAGGTTTGTATCGAAGTTGCAGATCCACTTGCCAACACAAATGTTAGTGGTGCAGTATGCACTACAAATGTTGGTTCTCATATATTTGATGTAAATCCTCCAACAATACTTGTAACTTCAATTAATAATGGTTATAATGTTTCTTACGGTGAAAGTGCGGGAACTCCAAAAGGCTCCACTGTATATAAGGCTGGAACATCTTTAGGGGTAACACCAGTTGGTATTGATTCAATTGATGTTTGGGAAATAGAGAGCAATTCTTCAGTTGCACCAACTATCACTCTAGACAGTTCAAATAACCCTACAGGATGGTCAAGAACTTACCTTGGATTGTTTAATCCAGTAAATGTAATTTCTCCAGATTTAAATTCTAGATGGGTGGCAGCTAGATTTAATTCAAGTAGTGCTGAGCATACAGACTTTTGTGCACCACAATTTGTAACACCTACAGCACCAGTATCTATTAATACTACAAAACCTACAGATCCCACAGTTACAGCAGCCTGGTCAGGCAATGATATTGTTTTAAGTTATACACTTCCGTCATCTAATGCTGGATCTTCTTTTATTGTTAGACTTACTGCACCAAATAATCAAGTTGGTTTTTTTTACTTCACTCTGACGGGTACAGTAACTACAGGTACTTTTACAATAACATCAACTGATTTATTGAATCAGTTTGGATTACCAGTACCTTCAACTTTTGACATTTTCTTCCAAAGCGTTTCTGGTGTAGGAATAAAAAGTGATGGAATAACTGTAAATTGGACAGGATCTTCAACAAGAACTACTGGTCTATCTACACAAATTCCATCGCCAACATTTACAGCAATAATAGATGGTGTTGTAGGAACATTTGATTTTTCACAGTATAATGCTTCATATGGCGAAGTTTATATGTCTTATGAAGACTGTTGGACTCCACTGTCAACATCAACCTCAACACATTATTCATTTGATATAATAGATTATTTTAATGCACAATATGTTTCTGGTGGAGCAGTTGGAACAAACACAATTACTTTAAATAATTTTATTAATGAAGATGGTGTGTTTACAGATCCTACCGTCTACCTAGGAGTTCCGTTTCATGGAACGGGAGTACCAGATTATACATTTATTTCAGCAATATCTTTAGTTAGCACAGGAACTTATCAATTAACATTAAGTACATATAATTTAACAACAAACTCTAATGTTGCATCTAACTTTACTACACAAGCATCAGGTCAATATACAATGCAGATGCTTGCATATAGTGGTTCTTCTCCAGCAACAATCTATAATACACTATATGCACCACTATACTTTACGGTTAGATATGTAGATCAATTTGGAACAGAATCATATTTTTGTCCAACAAAAAGTAAAACACCGTTAAATATAACAACATCACTTATTAATACTGCAATTTCAGTTACAAAAGGTGCGGGTGCTATATATCTAGGAGATACAGCAACTTCACTTCCAAACGTAATTATTGGAACAAGTAATAATGAGTCTGGAATATTTGTTTGGGGTCCAAATTCAGTTCAAGGAACACAGGGAACTCAGTATACAACATTAAATACACAGCCAACAACATCAATTATTGGTGATACAGCATCACCGTACACATTCATTACCACTGATGCAAAAATTGCAGACTGGTCAATAACTGCACAGCATATTCAAAATGATTTGACAGGTGGATCATATTCAACAGGATATGTAGGTCTTTCTGGATCAAATTCAAATTATTCATTTTGGGCTGGAGCAAGTGCATCAGACAATTCTGCACAAGATGCTAAATTTAGTGTAACCCCAGCAGGTTTAGTCACTGCTAAAAATATACAAATAGTTGGCGGTAATTTAGATATTGGTGCTTCTTCATACAAATATTCAGCACAAGGAACAACATCTTCTTCTACCTTAACAGTAAATACTACAAATCTTTCATCTGGAATGTATGTAGTTGGTACAGGTATCCCAGATGGCACTATTATTAATAGTGTTGGTTCAGGTTCTATTGTATTAAGTAATAATCCAACTTCAAACATAACAAATGGACTTATAACTTTTATTTCTCCAAATGGTGCACATATAACAACAGCAGGTCAATTATTTGCAACAGATGCATATATAAATGGAAATATCACTGCAACAGGTGGTAAATTTACTGGAAATGTACAATTAGTTGGAGGTTCATTGTATGCACTAGGTGCTCAAGGAACTACAAACTCGGGTATAAGAACAATATTTAATGCACAAGGAATTGCTGCTTATAATGCTGGCGGAGGTTACGCAGAGCTTCTTACAACCCCACTAGCAGATGGTTCAGTGTTTGCTACAACAGCAGCTAATATTGGTGGATGGTCAGTAAGCACACAACAAATTTATAAAACCAGTCGTTCAGGAAAAGGCAATATAGTCCTTGATTCTCAAAATGGATATATTTATGTTTCTGATACAAATGTATCTCAATTTACAGCAGGAATAAATAGTGTAATTGATACAAATGGTGTGGCGTTTTGGGCGGGAACAGCATCATTAGCTGTTCAAAGTACACAAAGTACACAAGGTTTACAAACTTCACTTCCTGTTATTGCAGACCCAGCATTACAAAGTCCTTCATATAGTTCATATTTGCAAAGTCATAATGGATCATTACCGCAAGATGCATTTGGCAATTTAATTATGAGTCCATATTCAAATCCGTTTATAGTAAGAAATGATGGAACTCTATTTGCAAGAGGCGGTAATTTCTTTGGAAATGTAATGTCAAGTGGTTCTTTAGGAACTATTACTATGGACAGCAGAAATGATATGTTAGTATTTGACACAAATCCAGTAGCATCTCAAGAAGTTAATGGATATGATGCTACACAAAGAGTTTATTCATTTTTAGTTCCCAGAAACAACAATATATATTTAATTAGTCCTGGACCTGAACTGCCTTGGGGTAGTGCACATGTTAATCCCAAAGAGGGTTACGTGGGAACTCAAAACACACATGGTGTGATAACTGGACCACCTACAAGCAAACCATATTTTTCGGCTGGATCAAGTTTTTATAATTCATGGGGATTTCAAGCAGATGGAATCGGCATGTATACGGGTGAATGGGATTATTTCAATAATGCTCAACATACAAGTAAGCCATTTATAACTGTCACAAGTGGCTTATTAGACCCTACTTCACAATCAAGTGGTGGAATTTCTGGAACTAATTTTGAGAATAGTCAGCTTGATGGAAGCGGAGTTCAAATATCTGGAAGTCCAGATCTTGGAATGTTGTTTGAATCAACTCAGCATTGGACAGGAGACTTTAATTCAATTCCAAGAGGTGGAATTCTTATATATACTTCACAAGAAGATCCAACTCAGTCAGATTCAATACATCCATCTTATTCTCCTTCAACTAAATATGGTCCATATGTTGAGATTTTAAGAGATATGGATCCAAACTCCCCAACTATCCCTGTTAGTACAGGATTATTAGTAGGTGCAGGAGTTTATAATCCAGGAGATGTTGTGACATCGGCAAGAATACAAATAGGTGTTGGAAGTGCTCAGGATGTGAATAATACTTCAACACAGGGTATTTATTCACCTCCATATATTGAATTGATTAAAGATATAAATTATTCTTCATTAGGATATCAAAGTAATACAGGTAAAATAACTCTTTTTGCAGCTACTAATGCATATATGCAAATTGCTGATGGAAATAGTACTCTGTACGGACAAGGCGGGGACAGGCCCTTAGCCTATCAAGGAGGATCTAGAATTGATCTCTATGCAGAAAATAATGGAGTTAATATATATGGATTGCCAATTCAAAAAGATGTAGATATAAGAGCTTGGCCATCCGATGGTTCATCAATTGTTCCATTACAGTATACTACTTATTTTGAAACAGCACAGCATAATGCAACTATTGAGTATGCAACACCTACTTCATTAGTGTATCCTGATTTGAGTATAGATAATAAAGCACACTATAGGAATGCATACCCACTAGGAAATTATGCAAGACAAAGATTGTTGGTTGAAGACCCAGTAACTGGTATGGCAATGTTGGGAATGGCGGTATACTATAGAGATACTTCAGACCCAATAGTTATTGCAGAAGGAATAGATACACCTTCTACCAGCAGTGGCTATGTTGGTGATTTATGGATAGATTATTAAATATAAATTGACAAAATTTTATAGTTAATATATAATAAAAATATAGAGAAAAAGGTTTAAGATGGATAATTTAGAGTTAATTGTAACAGCATTGCAGCAAAGAATTGGTGAGATTGTTTCACAATATGAAGGTCAGGTTGCTTATTTAAGAGCACAAATTACTCAGCTTACAAATCAGCAAAATAATATAACTAATGCTCCAACGGGCATAAAGAGCAATTCAAAAGAATAAATTATAGGTAATAATACATGACTTCAAGTACCCCAAATTTTTGGTTAAAAGGTGGTGATGCCACATGGAAAAATCCTGCAGATTTTTGGGTAAAAGCTGCAGATGGTACTTGGAAAGAAGTAAAAGCTGCATGGGTAAAAGGCTCAGATAAAACTTGGAAACAATTTTGGCCATCAGGAGGAAAAATTATTGTAGTTATAAGTAATAATAGTGTGCCATTCGAAACTGGTACTGGAGCACTTTCTCAAGAGACTGTAACTTCAGGATTATCTTTAGGTGACGGAGAACATTCTTTTGGACAATTAGTGGGTATTAATAATATACCAACAGGTACATATACATTTGATGGTTCAAGTGGTGATATTCAATATTCATATTCATCTGACATTATGTTTAGAGATCTCTCTAGTATGCATACTTTACCATATGACGACGATCATGCATGGGCAGTAACTTTGCCATTTGCTGTATCAGTAGGCACTTATACTGGAAATATAATTAATATTACTACTAATGGTGGAGTAATATTTGGAAATTATTTTGGTTATATAGGGTCAAGTAATCAAGAAAGAAATGGCATAAATGGTAATACAACATGGATACCAGAAAATTTAAATTTATTGAATGCACCATCAATTTGGGGCTTATGGTATGATATTGATACTTATTATGGTGGAAATATATACTATGGTGTTAAAACTGATGATAATGGAAAAGAATTTTTTCAAGTATCATGGGTAGATGTCGGTTACTATGCAACTTACGATTCTTCACATTTTACTTCATTTGATATATATATATATCCAGGAGCCTTAAACAAAGTTGCTTTTTCAAATAGTTATTATTATGATTTTGAAGGAAGTTTTTTTCAATCTAGTGGACCAGATACTACTTGGTTGAGTTATCCTTGGGGATTATTTTCATTTAATAATTCTCCTGCTTTATCATCTTTTTCTATTTCCACTGATCATGCACATACTGGTAGTAAATCTTTAAAAATAAATTGGACTACAGGCGATCAAGCTGGGGCTTATTTGATATTAGGGCCGATTAATAATTTTTCCTATGTGCCGTCATCAATAACTTTTTCTGCTTATGTTTATGTACCTTCGGGAAGTCCAGATGTATATTTAACCATTAGCAGTGGTCAGTATTATTATCTATCTGGAGAATCTGCTTCTCCATTTACTTTTACTTCAATTAAAGATACATGGACACTATTAACACTTACTGTACCATTTTCTGATTTTTACTATTATGCTACCTCAAATGGTGTTATTGATGATTTACAAATTCAACAAGATGCTAATAATTTATCTGGAGGTACGGTGTATATAGACACAGTAACAATTTCAGTTAATCAGTAATTTTATGTTATAATTAATAAAAACAATAAAATATAAATAGATGGGAAAAAAATGTTAACAGATCAAGATAAAATTAATTATTTATATCAACAAATTTCAAGTTTATCATTAATATTATATAATGATGAATTAACACAAAAAATGAATTTAAATTCATTACCTGCAAATGCAGTTACAAATGCACTAAATGCAAATATTGCTCCAAATTCAAATATTTCTAAAAGAATTGAGTTTTTGCAACAAGAGTATGATGCTCTTGTTAAAGCAACGGGGCTATCACCAATTATTACTGCACCTAAATCATGAATTTATTGAAATCTTTTAATAAAAAATCTAAAGTAGAAAATATTACTTTTACACCAGTAATCCCAAGTGGATTAATTGGTCATACTGAAAAAGGGTATTTTTATGTTAAAGGTAAAAAAAGATTTAGATTTGTTTCTGAAAGAGCAATGAAAACTTGGAATCTTCCCGTCATAAAAACTACAGAAGAAAAAATGACGGGACTACCAATAGTGGGCGTATTAGGTCTTAGAGATGGAACAGTAGCTAAAGATATCTCAGATGGTAAGATCTATTTAATTAGTGATTCAAAAAGAAGACATATTATTAATCCAGATGTGCTTCTTTGGATAAATTCTAGTATAATAGAGGTATCTCAAAAAGATATTCTTTGTCACGATGAAGGATATGTATTAGATGAATAAAGTTGGAATGAAAATCTAAAATGTACAATCCTATCAAAGTTTGGACAAAACGAGATAGAAGAGTTAGTCGGGAAGGCTATGTACTGATTAAAGTACCTGAGCATCCCAAAAATTTTAAAGGCTGGTATTACGAACACCGCCTAATAATTGAAAAACAATTAAATAGAATCATTGAAGATTGGGAAACTGTTCATCATATCAATGAAGATAAAACTGATAATAGATTAATTAATCTATTTATATGTTCAAGATTAGAACATAATAAAGCACACGCTGCTTGACAAAATAAAACAAGATACGCTACAATTAACTAAACTCACAGAAAGAGATTAGATGACTAATGATTTAAAATGGATGCTATCATCTGATCAGCAATTTCCATATCAAGATGATAAAGCCATTGAACTTTGGTTTAAAGTTATGAAGTGGTTTAAGCCAGATGTAGTTGACTATTTGGGGGATACTGATGATCAAGCTTGCTATAGCAAATATACAGAAGGAAGATCAGCTGAATTCTTACAGCTTCATAAAAATGATAGTAAAGATCTAATTGTTCCGATGATGCGACATGAAGCAAAAGGTGCAAGAGATTTTTATGCTAAAACAAGAGAAATGTTGTCAAATGCACAATTATTTTCAGCATTAGGAAATCATGACATCAGAATCTTTGATTATCTTGATAAGAAAATGCCAGAATATCTATCTGATATTACGCCAGAATCTTTGTGGGGACTTGATAGCCTAGGGTATGACTATATTTATTATAATGAATTGCCTAGACATCGCTTTGGAGATATCCATGTCCATCATGGACTTTCAATTGCAGACACGGGGGCTGTCAGAAAAGATATTGATGATTTACAAATTTCTTTGATTAGAGGACATTCACATAGAATTGCCTCCCATTTTCAGACATATGAATTACCATTAGCAACTAATGGAAGAACAATTCGTGGATATGAAATTGGGCATATGTGTGATGAGAAAAGTGATGGTATGAAATATACGCAAAATCACAACTGGCAAAAAGGTTTCGCAATTGCACATATTGAAAATGGTAATCATCCTCATGTGCAAATTGTGGAGATTTCACCAACTTACACTTGTGTAGTTGATGGAAAATTGTTTTCTGTCTAATTTTATATATGGTATAATATATGTATGTTATGTGAAATAGAAAATTGTGACAGGAATAAGGTGGAAGGCGGAAAATATTGTAGAAGTCATTATAGGCGTAAACAATATATAAGCGATAAACCTATAAGGATAAATAAATACCCAGATGGAAAATTTTGTAAAATAGAGGGTTGCAAATCCCGCTCTAGAGTACTTGAGATGTGTATAAAACATTATCAAAGAGTTAAAAAATGGGCAGACCCAGAAAAAACTGCTAGGGCAACATCTGGCTCAGGATATATAGATTCAAATGGTTATAGATTAATAACTATTGATGGAAAAAGAGTTCTTGAGCATAGGTATGTAATGTCAAAATATTTAGGTAGGGATTTATTAGCAAATGAAAATGTACATCACAAAAATGGTGACAGATCAGATAATAGATTAGAAAACCTAGAGCTATGGTCTAAGTCCCAGCCATCTGGACAACGGGTGGAAGACAAATTAAAATGGGCATATGAAATAATAAGTCTTTACAAAGACTATAACCTATAGGAGAAAAAAATGAAAGTTACACAATCAGAAAAGGCTCTAGTAGAGCATTATGTTTATGCAACTGCTGCATCAGCTGTGGCAATTTGGCAGACAGGAAATCACTCAATTAAGCATGTTCTTTGGTCTGCTGTAATTGGTGTAGTTGGTCCAGTTCTTGCTAAGTTTAACCCAAAGGGTGTTATAGGAGAGCTTTCTAAGAAAGAGCATCTTGATGCAGTAACTACTGCAGCACTAACATCTGTAGCAACAACAGTTGTAGCAGATGCTAATAAAGCAATCGCAGCAGACACTAAGAAGTAAAAATATAGAAAAAATTTAATAATGTTATTTTGTAAAAAATGTACAGGACGTGTTTTTGTAGACCGAGTTTACTCCCAGAACTTACGTCTTGAATTGTACTGTATCATGTGTGGGAAAGATGGATGATCAAAAGAGATAATAGGTTTGGTGCATGGATAGCAAAAATAGAAGAAGAGCTTCAGTCCAATTACGGTACTTCTATCTAAATAAAAAACTTCACAAAGTTTTAAGAAGATCACGTGCAGAAAACTTATTAATTGCTTGGGATTACCAATTGGGAAAGCGTGTTGCTTATAATTTGGCGGATGTCAATAAGAATAAACAACACGCTTATTCCATCAAAGAAGTTGTAAAATTAATTGGTAAACATGAAGATACGATTAAATTACATTTATATAGAGGGGATTTAAAATTTCCACAAAGAGTGTATTCTCTTAATGGCAATAAAACTCCAGGAAAATATTTTTGGAGTGAAGATGATATTAGAGAAATGCATGATTTTTTTAAAACAGTCCATAGGGGCAGACCAAGAATTGATGGCGGGATTACCCCAGGTGATATGCCATCCAGAGCAGAATTAGAGGCTATGATGAAACAAGAAAATATTTTGTATGTCAAGAATGATGACGGAGAATTTGTTCCAGTTTGGAAACAACCAGAATGGTAAATGAAAAATTAAATAAAGAGTCAAAACATGTACTTCATCAGGCACTGAAAGTGTTAGAATTCACAATGGAGCTGGCTGTACAAAAAGAGGATATTGATGCTATGATAGGTATAGCAGATCGCCTTATGATGTTGTATCAGCATTTATCAGAAGGCACACCAAAAAAGTTTAAGCCAGGGTTTACTTTGGCTGATAAAGAGGAGCCACAGAATGACAGAGATGAATAATTCAACTGTTGTAAAAGTTGATTTACACTTTACTAAAAATTTGGGTAATTATGAAAGTTTGAGAATTGGTATTGGCGTAGAAGATTTTAAAAGATCTGGCGAGACAACTGATGAAGCAACTGATCGTGTTTATAAGTTTGTTGAAGATAAGTTAATGGAAAAAGTTCGTGAGATTGAAGAAGAATTGGGTAAGGGTAAAGGTAAGAAATGACAAAAGATGAAGCAAAACTAGCTTATAGTCTAGTTTCACTTTATTGTTCTTTATACAAAGAGTCTTACAAAAAACCTGCAGTGGTAAATAAGTATCGTGAAAAGTGGGCTATGCAAGATGTTATAGATAGTGTAGGCTATGATAGAGCAAAAGTATTACTTGAATATTACTTTAAGTCCATGAATAATGGAAATCCAATATCTTGGTTTTTTTATAATTTTGAAAAGCTTGATTTGTCATTGCAACAATCAGAGCAAGATAAAACAAGAAGAGAATTAATTAGAGCTAAAACAAAGTCTATGGTTGAAGAAAGAGATAATGAACACTGAATCAGCAGTCATTACATCAGTTTGCAATAACAAGGACATATCTGTAGTTCTTGCTGATAATATTGATGAAGTATTTACTTCTCACAGAGATGTTTGGGAAGGTCTAAAATCTTATTATCTTAAATTTAAATCTGTTCCAGATATCACAGTACTTACTGAAAAATTTAAAGATTTTGAACCTGCAAAGGTTAAAGGTGAGACAGCATATTATTTGGATCAATTAAAGAATGAGTATCTTGCTGCAAGATTACGCAACCTATTACTTACATCAGGTGCGAGTCTAAAAACAGAAGCTTCCGCAAGAGTATTGTCGCAGATGCAAGCAGAGCTTAATGGTCTTGGCAGATTGACAGGAAATGTTAGAGATGTTGACCTAACTGATTATAAAGCAGCAGAAAAGCATTTTGAGGCTGTTCGTACACGTTCTGATGCTATGGGCGGTAGTCCAGGGATTAAGACAGGTTTTAAAGCTATTGACTACGCATACCCTACTGGTATGGCTCCAGGACACCTTATAGTAATGATTGGTTGGCCAGGCAAGGGTAAGACTTGGTTTTCCTCTTATTTAGCCTGTAAAGCTTGGGAACAGGGTTTTAAACCTATGATCATATCTCTTGAAATGACACCAGAGAATATGCGTGATCGTATCTACACAATGTTAGGTTCTGGATTATTTAAATCTTCAGATTTTTCTAGAGGCAGTATTGATTTAACACAATTTGATGATTGGGGTAAAAAGAAGTTCTTAGATAAAAATGGATTTATTCTTGTATCAAATGAAGGCTCGGGTCAAGTGACTCCTACTACAGTTCAAGGTAAGATTGATCAACATAAACCAGATTTAGTAATTTTAGATTATCATCAATTGTTTGCTGATTCAAATAATTCAAAAGCACCTACAGAACGCAATATGAATATTTCTCGTGAGTTTAAAATGCTTGCTATGAGAAATAATATTCCTATTATTGATATTACTGCAGCAACTGCAGAAGAAACAGCAGATCATGATTCACCACCAATGTTAAATCAAGTTGCTTGGTCAAAGGCAATTGAATACGATGCTGATATGGCTATTGCAGTGCACAAGAATCCCGATTCTAACATAATGGAAATTGTAAGTCGTAAAAATAGACATGGCACTGAATTTGGGATGTATTTAGATTGGGATTTAAATCGTGGTATTGTTAAAGAATTATATGATGTACCTATGTAATTTTATGTAATCAAAGTCTATCTTGGTATAATTATCAAGAAAGATTGGTGATCATGTACCCACGAAAAATACATGACTTTTGGATGAACGGTATTATTAAAGATGATGCTAAATTCCAAAGCTCAAGGGAGAATTATGAAAGACTTTTGGTTCAGCAAATGCGGGACAAAGGTTATATTCCTGTCCTTGACATGCAGCCACAATTTAATGTAAAATATAATGAAGAGAAAGATAACTACACATTCAATCTTGTAATGTATGGGATATATTTGGGTAAAACCAAAGCTCTTAAATATGAAGGTTTCTCTGGCCAGAGCTTAGTACCTAAAGGATAAAAAATGAAAGATGCATATACTAAATCGGATCTCCGATCTATTTTGCAATCTTGTGGTGTTGAAATAGTTTCTCAAACTGGAACAGATTTTCTTTGTTTATGCCCATTTCATCATAATACAGACTCTCCAGCATTTGCAGTAAGTTATTCAAAAGGTTTGTATGTTTGCTATAATCAAAACTGCAATTCGGCGGGAACTGTACTAGATTTAGTTAAAAAGTTAACGCATAGAAATGACTTTGAAGCTATGAGATTTATATCTTCAAATAAGATGACAGAAGCAGATATGCTTGAAGAAGAATTAAAAGAATTACTTGATGATAAACCAGAATTTGAAGAATTTTCAAGTGATATATTAAAATCATTACATGAAGGATTAACTCAGGAAGCGAGAGATTATTATGGTAATAGGCACATTAATGCTGATGCTATTGATTACTTTAATTTGGGATATTCACAGAAACAAGGAATGGTAACTGTTCCCCTCCACTCACCAGATGGAATACCTGTTGGAGTCATAGGTAGATCAATTACTGGGAAATCATTTAAGAATAGTCCCAATCTTCCACGCAATAAAACTATGTTTAACTTGCATAGAGCAAAGCGTGAGGGTGGAACTATAATTGTAGTTGAATCTAGTTTTGATGTTATTCGTTTATGGCAGGCGGGGTATCCAAATGCTGTAGCAACTTTAGGCGGTAGCATATCAGATACCAACATTAATCATTTGAATAAATATGCATCTACAGTTATTATTATGACTGATAATGATAAAGCTGGGCGGTCTTTAGGCATGACAATAGCTGGTAAATTAAAAAATAAAAGTGTGTTATGGGCTATGTATAGTTATGATGCTATTTATCCACATAATGCAAAAGATGTGGGTGATATGTCCGATTTAGAAATAAAGCAATGTATAAACAATGCAATTCCACACTTTGAATTTGCTAATTTGTAGTAGACAAAGCATATCTAAAGTGCTATAATAAAGACACAGGACAACATAAAGTCCATTATACTAAGGAGAATATATTATGGGAATCATCAAAGGTCTAAATGCATTAAATCAACAAATGGATAAGCCAGACTTTTCCAGTGAAGGTCAAAAAGGAACTTGGTTAAAGATTAATGACGGTCAATCAGTAAAAATTCGTTTTATGCAAGAGATTGATCCAGACTCAGCCAATTATAATGAAAAAGCAGGTGCTGCTTTTATTGCAGTAGAACATACAAATCCAGAGCATTATCAACGTAAGGCACTTTGTTCAATTGAAGATCAGGGTCGTTGCTTTGGATGCGAAATGCATCGTCGTGACCCTAAGTCTAAATGGGGCGGTAAGAAGCGTTTTTATGCTAATGTGATTGTAGATGATGGCGTTAAAGAGCCATATGTAGCAATTTTATCACAAGGTCTTGGTCCAAAGGCTGTTACAGAAACTGTAATTGCATGGGCGGGAGAGACAGGCAGTATTACAAACACTATTTGGAAAGTAAAGCGTACAGGTAAGGGTGCAACTGATACAAGTTATTCAGCAATTCCTTTGCCAACAGCAACAACTGAGCCAATTGATTTTAATAAGTTTGAGCTATTTGATCTTGAAAAGACAGCAGTTCGTGATGTACCTTATGCAGAGCAAGAAGCATTTTATTTTGGTACAACATCAGATTCATCAAGTGAAAAAGAAGTTTCAACTTCATCCGCCGTTGAGTGGTAATTAATAACTGATGTATGTATACTGATTTGACAACATGGCACATTATTGCTACAATAAAAACATGGCAAATCAGTATACATTAATCTTTCCAGAATCCTTTTGGAAGAAAGTTCAAAAGACCAGCTCATGCTGGCTATGGATTGGAGCAAAGGATTCTTGCGGATATGGAATTCATAATAAAAAATTTGATACTACAAGAGCACATAGGATCTCCTATATATTAAAGTATGGTGAATTTGATAAGAATCTAAAGGTTTTGCATAAATGTGATAACCCAGCATGCGTAAATCCAAAACATTTATTTTTGGGGACACAGCAAGAAAATATAAAAAATATGGTTAAGAAATTTAGACATGGAAAACAAAACAGGAAAGTGCAAAGTTATTCTTCATGGCTAAAGGAGCATCCTAAAAAAACAGTATCTGATTTATGTCATTCAAAAAAACATAAGTTTAGTGATTCAAACACTAGAATTAAGAAAATTAAGGATAGGTATACCAGAGTATGTCGTCAATGTGAATTTGATACAAATTATAAAGATATTGTTGTTTATAAAGTAAAGAACTTTGTTAGAAAAGTTGAAAATCGTGGAGAAATAATAGATGGTTTAGTTAAAAAGATTAAAAAGATGGATTCTAAATGTTATTATTGCGATGGAAAATTTGAGCATTTGCACCACAAAATTCCAAAATCTAATGGCGGAGAAATTAGTATAAAGAATATAGTTCCAGTCTGTGAGAAATGTAATTTGACGAAAGGTAATAAAGTTGAATAATAATTTTGTTCATCTTCATGTACATGATATGTATAGTGTTATGGATGGCTTAAATAAGCCTGAAGAAATGGTTATTGCTGCCAAAGAGCAAGGCCAGTTTGCAATAGCACAAACAAATCACGGGACATTGGCTGGGATGCGTGATATGCAAATTGCATGTAAAAAACATGGTATGAAACCAATTTTAGGGCTGGAAGCATATATCTCAGAAACAGATAGATTTGATAAAAGAGCAGTGGCAAAAAGAGATGATAATACCTCCCTTTATTCACATATAATTCTCCTAGCAAAGAATGATATTGGATTAAAAAATTTACAAAAACTTTCACAAATTGCTTGGACAGAGGGTTTTTATAGTAAACCTCGTATTGATATTGAAGTCCTTTTTGAATATAGTGAAGGTATAATTGTTCTATCTGGGTGTATGGGCGGTCTTATTTCAAAAGCTATTGAACGTGGTGATATGGAAGTTGCAAGAAATTTGACTAAGCAATTTAAAGAGCGTTTTGGCGAAGATTTTTACATTGAAGTTCAAGCACATAATCCTGAGACATTAAATACAAGTCTGCTTAATTTGGCAGATGAATTTAGTGTAAAGCCAGTTGCTACAGGAGATTGTCACTTTGCTAAAAAAGAAGAGCGGGATCTTGAGGAGTTACTCCTTATTATCTCTACTAAGCCAAATCAAAACAAAGAAGCAGACTATGCAAGTGGTCGTACACACTCTAATATTATTGATCGCTTTGATCATATTTATCCCGACCGCCCTATTTCTTTCGCTGACATTAACGTTTATATTCAATCCTATGCTGAAATTAAATCAGACTTTGAAAAAGCGGGGATTGTCAGAGAAGACATATACAAGTCTTCGCTAGAGATTTCAGATAAGATTGAGATATATGATTTTCATGAAAACCTTGATTTACTTCCAGTACCAAAAAAGAATGCATTAAAAACACTCACAGAAATGTGTGAGCAATCCTTATTAGATATGGGTATCAATGATCAAATATATAAAGAAAGACTTAAAGAAGAGCTTCAAGTCATCAAAGATAAAAATTTTGCTAGTTATTTTCTCGTTGTTAGTGATATGGTTAATTGGGCGAAACAGAATGAGATACTTGTTGGACCTGGACGTGGATCTGCAGCAGGATCTTTAATATGTTATTTGCTGGGCATTACAACTGTAGACCCAGTTAAATATGATTTATTGTTCTTCCGATTTATTAATCAAGAAAGAGCAGACTGGCCCGATATTGACTGTGACTTTCAAGACACTCGTCGTGGAGAAGTTAAAGAATATTTAAAGAAAAAATTTAAGCATGTTGCATCTATTTCAACCTATCAGTATTTTAAAGATAAGGGTGTTATTCGTGACGTTGCTAGATCATTCCTTGTTCCACTTGGAGAAGTAGATAAAGCACTTAAAGGTGTTGAAACATTTGATGAGTATGAGTCATCTCCAAGCACTGAAGAATTTAGAAAGAAGTATCCTGAAGTCACTAAATATGCTTCAATGCTTCGTGGAAAAATTCGTGGAAATGGAATGCATGCTTCAGGTGTTGTTGTTGCTAAGGACGACATTAGCAAGTATGTTCCAATTGAGACTCGTAAAGATCCAAGTGAATCAGTGTCTGGTCGCATACCAGTTGTTGCGTATGATATGGAACAAACAGCAGATTTGGGATTAATTAAACTTGACGTACTTGGATTGAAAACACTTTCAGTTATTGATGATACTTTAAAAACAATTAAAAGTATTAAAAAAGAAAATATAGACCTTAAAAATGTTGCACTTGATGATCCAAAAGTTTTTAGCATGCTATCAAATGGATTTACAAAAGGTGTATTTCAGGCAGAAGCAACGCCATATACAAACCTATTGATGAAAATGGGTGTAAGTACGTTTGAGGATTTAGCAGCATCAAATGCTTTGGTACGTCCAGGTGCTATGAACACCGTTGGTGGGGCTTATATTCGTCGTAAAAAAGGTGAAGAGATGGTTACTTATGCTCATCCTATTATGCATCAATTTACAGAGCGTACATATGGTGTAATTATTTATCAGGAACAAGTTATGCAGGCTTGTGTATATTTGGGCGGGATGTCATGGGCAGATGCTGATAAGGTAAGAAAAATTATTGGTAAGAAAAAAGATGCAAGTGAATTTGATCAGTATAGAGAAAAATTTATTACAGGAGCTTGTAAGCACATTACAAAAGAAGATGCTGAAAAGCTATGGCATGATTTTGAAGCACACGCTGGGTACTCTTTTAACCGTTCTCACGCTATTGCTTATTCTATGCTCAGTTATTATACTGCTTGGCTAAAGTTCTATTATCCACTTGAATTTATGTTTGCTATTCTTAAAAATGAAAAAGATAAGGATGCTAGAACAGATTACTTGCTAGAAGCTAAGCGTTTAGGAATTAAGGTTTTGTTGCCACATGTGAATGAATCTGATATTGATTTTAGTATTCAGGGTAATTCAATTAGATTTGGACTATCTAATATTAAGTTTATTTCAGATAAACTTGGCTCAAAGATTATTAATAATAGACCATTTAAAAGCTATGAAGATTTTGTTGAAAAAACAAAGTCAAAGGGTAGCAAAGGTGATAAAATTTTGGGTATTAATAAGAGAACAACTGATGCACTCAATATGATTGGTGCAGCAGCATTTTCAGATAACGCCAGAAAAGGAAATGAAAATGAAAACTTGTATGAGTATTTAGGTATACCTAAATTTGATACAGGTAAACTTAGTCCTAAGATCAAAGCTCAAGTTAATCCATTGCAGGATTTTCTTGAAGAAGGATGTTTTGTTTTATTGGCTATGGTTAAATCTATTAAAAAGGGACCTACTTGGTCAAGAGTAGAGCTTGTAGATGATACAGGCTCAGTAGGTATTTTTCATTCTGTTAATACAGAAATTGAAGCGGGAATGATGTATTTCTTTTTGGTAGGAGATAATCGTATTCATAAGTATGTAACAATTAATGATGTAGTTGACAAAATAGATGATCCTTTTGTACAATGGTTATATAGAGATAAATTAAAAATTGATAGCGGAAAAAGACTTGTTTTAGATTTTACACACTATAAGACTAAAGCAAATAAAATGATGGCTCATATTATTTTATCTGATGCAGATAAAAAATTAGAGCGAGTTATAGTTTTCCCAAAGTTATATACAAAAGCTTTGGGTAAAATGCAGGCTGGAAAGATTTGCGACCCAGCAATTGCAGAAATGGAAGACGGAACAACATACGTAAAGGAGATTAGTTAATGACTAATGAAGAAGTAACAGAAACAACAGATCAACCATCAAACCAAGATGTTCAAATTTCAATTGAACAAATTTGTGCAGCAATTTTAAATACGATTGGTTCAGTAGAGGTATCTCTTGAATCACTAATGACAGACTATTCTTCAAAGAATATTTCTGTAAATCAAGATCCAGAAACAAAGGCACTAACATTTGCTTTGGCTGACCAGCCAGCAGTAGTTGATGCACCTGTTGATACAGATTCTGATGAGGAAACTAATACAGAATCAGAGTAAATGCTGTATAATATAAATATATGGCTCAATCTTATGTGCTCAAAGGTACGGAAAACGAATTTCTGTTAGTGATTAGAGCAGAAGATGAAAAAGCAATCTATAGCATTATAGATTTTTTAGCAACCAGTCGTAATGAACAAATTAAAGAACTGGCAATTGAATTAGAGAAGAGTATGCATGATAACGGAAGAGATTCTAGCAAAGCTGGATCCAAAAACAAGGTCAAGACTACAACTGGCAACAACAGTAAACGTAGAAAAACAAAAGACACCTAGTATTGGTTTAACAATGGCATTAAAGGGCGGTCTGGGTTTTGGTCGTCAAGTTTTAATTTGGGGAAATAAATCTGCTGGTAAATCTTCTTTTTGTTTACAGATGATTGGCGAAGCACAAAAAGCTGGAAAAACATGTGCTTGGATTGATGCAGAAGCATCTTATGATCCTGCATGGGCTGCCAGATTGGGTGTAGATTCAGAATCTCTTATTTATTCACCTGCTAAATCTATTAATGATATGGTTGATGTGGCACAACAATTAATGGAAGCGGGAGTAGATATTATCGTTGTAGATTCTATCTCAGCACTACTCCCCGCAATCTATTTTGAAAAAGATAGTTCAGATTTAAAGAAGTTAGAAGACACTAAGCAAATTGGTGCAGAAGCAAAGGATATGACACATGCAGTCAAAATGCTTAATTATGCAAACAAAAGTACGCTACTCGTTCTTATTTCTCAACAGAGAAATCAATTTGGGTCTATGCATGCTTCCCATATCCCAACAGGAGGAATGGCGGTTAAATTTTTCTCCAGTACCGTTATCAAACTCTGGGCTTCAGAGGCTGATGCGAATGCGATTAAGTCTGGAATCCAAGTTGGTGACAAAATTATTGAACAAAAAGTTGGAAGGCCAGTTAATTGGATCATTGATTACAATAAAACGGGACCAATGGGTTTATCAGGCAGTTATGACTTCTATTTCCAAGGGGAACAAGTGGGAGTTGATTCCGTTGGAGAAATCTTAGATGTTGCTGAAATGATGGGTATTGTACAAAAGGGTGGGGCTTGGTATACAATTAAAGAAGAAAGATTCCAAGGACGTAATAAAGCTTTAGAGTATTTAAGGGATAACCCAGGGTTGGCAAAAGAGATTATAGAGGAAATTTATGACAAGTCTTGAAAAATTCTTAAACAAAGTTAAAGATAGCACTGATAAAAAAACAATTAATATCTCAGAGCCAGCAAGTGGTTCATTTAGATGTCAAAATTTAGAATGTAATGAAATTGTATATGAAGGTTATGTTGATAGAGTTAATAGCAGGATACATTGGGTATGCAGCCAAGGTCATGATTCTAGCGTGGTAATATGAGTGAACGTGGAGAAGTTAAGCGTGACGGTGCAAAAGCTCAAAAGAACTCTGGTCGGGGCGATTACCAAAAAGGTGATGCGGTTTGGCATGATTTTGTCGTTGATTATAAAGAGTACTCAAAGTCAATATCCATTAGTAAAGAAATTTGGGCAAAAATATGTACTGATACTTTTAAGGTCTCACGTGAAAAGTATCCAGTCCTTAAACTTATCCTTGGTGGAGAAGGCACGAAAACAAGGTTGGCTGTAATTGAATGGGTTTTATTTGAGCAGATGGTAGAGTGTTGGGAGAAAAGTAATGATCAATGAAGAAGATCAAAATGAATTTTTAATTTGGTTTAATAATGGTGTTGAGCGTGGTTGGATTAGTGATATGTTTTGCAACACACATGATGGGCCACCAATTATTAGTGAAGAAGAAGATAAAGAATGGAATGAAGGTGGAGACCCTTGTCAATTTTGCGTTAGGATTTTAGAATGACAGATAAACCAATTATTGATCTTATAAGTGAACTTACAGAATTCAATGACATGAAATCATACATGAATGATGCAGATCTTGATTATGCTCTTGATTTAATTATTAAATTAATTGCCAAGCCTGATGTGCCATCTACAAAAGCTCCTGATCTTATTGTTAAGATGCAGGCTTTGTCTGCTAAATTTGCAATAATGTCACGCTACTACACCACCTTTGAAAAAGGTGGGGAAAATGCAAAAAAGAAAAATGTATATTACACAGCAGAAGAAGCAATTAATAGATTAGTTGATGCCCTAAAGTATTCAGCTAGATATGGGGCATAAATGGGTAGAGATTTAATAGCAAATTTAAAATTTCAAAAAATGTCAAATCCATCTGGGTTTGACCCAAATGCATTTGCCAAAATGTATGAAGAAGCAGTTTTAACTGGAAAGAGACCAAATGAATTTACTCAAAAGAAAACTTTTGCTCCTAGCAGTGTTGGTTACGGTAATGGTAACTGTCCTAGATATTGGTTCATTGCTTTTACTGGGGCTGAGTTTGAAAATGAAACCGATGCTATGGGTGTCGTTAACATGGATAATGGTACGTATGTGCATGATAGAATTCAGAAAAATTTCGCTAAAACGCCAGTATTCAAAGCAAATGAAGTTGAAATTACCCACGATGATCCACCAATTAGAGGTTTTGCAGATACTATTATTGAATGGGATGGAAAAGAAGTAATTGGTGAAGTAAAGTCTGCTAAACAAGAGATTTTTGATATTAGACAAGCAGAAATGCAAGGTTTGCCATATCATAAAATTCAACTTTTACATTATATGAAAATTCGTGGAGCTGAACAAGGATTTTTCTTTTATGAGAATAAGAATGATAACAGTTTTCTAGTTATTCCTATTAATATGGATGAAAGAAACAAAGAGTTGATTGATGGTGTTTGGAATTGGATGCGTAAAGTTTATGCTGCATATGAAGCAGGAACTCTTCCAGAGCGTACATTTACAAAATCACAATGGGCTTGTAAGGGTTGCCCCGTAAAGAAAGTTTGCTGGGAAGACAAGAAGGATCTCGGAGAAGTCTACATAGAACCGCTGGTACTTGAAAAATGAAATGTGCTTACGAAGAATGTAATAATGAATTTGAACCAAAAACCCACAATCAAAAATATTGTTCAGATGAGTGTTGCAGGATTGCAACAAATCAAAAGCTTAAAAAAGCTTATTATGATAAAAAAGACAGGTTGGCTGGCAAAAAAAGGATCTGTAAAACTAAAGGTTGTAATGTAATTTTAAGTAGATATCAAGATGAAGATATATGTAATAAATGTATTGGTTCTGAAAAAGAAAAAGAACGTAAAGCATTATTGGAAATGGTGAGACGTGTCTCTGGCTAAACTTGCAAAACCTCGTGCAAATAAAGTTCTTGGTATAGATGCTAGTACAAATAGTATAGCTTTTTGCCTAATGGATGATAAAACTCCAATAAAATGGGGAGAAATTGTGTTTGACGGATCAGATGTTTATGAGAGAATTCTTGATGCAAAGAAAAAAGTAAAATCATTTAAACAGTCATTAGACTATGATTTTGTTGTAATAGAGGCAGCAATTTCAGTTAGATCTGTACATACAGGGATGAAGATGGCATACGTTTTTGGTGCTATAATGGGAGAGTTACTAAGTGATAATGTAGAAGTAGTTGAAGTTCATCCTATTACATGGCAATCATATCTTGGTAATAAAAATTTTACTAAGGCAGAAAAACAGGCGGTTAAAGATGAATTTCCAGGAAAATCTGAAAATTGGTACAAAGGAAAAATCAGAGAAATTAGAAAATCTAGGACAATTAACTTTGTTTCAACACTTGGAATTAACACTGAAAATGATAACGTCGCTGATTCGGCGGGGATAGCGTGGTATGCAGTAAATGAAATTGTGTGAGGAGGTATAATGGCTAAAAGTACAAAGCTTTGGGAAAGTAAAGACTGGATGTATAAAAGATATGTAGTTGAGAAGAAAACTGTTCTTCAAATGGCTATGGAAGCTAGATGCACTCATATGACAATTCAAAGAGCATTAGAAAAGTTTGATTTAATTAAAAAACCTAGAAAGTGGACTAAGTAATGCCTTATTCAGATCCAGATAATAAACCTTGGACTACAGAAAAAATAAAAGAAATTAATCCAAAAACAGTGCTTGACGTAGGTGCAGGTGCTGGAGTGTATCTAGATATTATAAAAAATAATTTGGAAAATGATGTTTCTGTAGAAGCAGTAGAAATTTGGGAACCTTATATAAAAGAGTTTAATCTTGAATCAAAATACAATATTGTATGGAACAAAGATGTTAGATTATTTAAAGAATTTTCTTATGATCTTGTTATTTTTGGAGATATCATGGAGCATATGACCAAAGAAGATGCTGTCAAATTATGGGATAATGTTTCAAAAACTGCGGGATCAGCTATTATATCAATTCCAATTGTTCATTATCCACAAGGACATGAGCATGGTAATCCATATGAAGAACATGTTAAAGACGATTGGACAACTCAAGAGGTTCTTGATACATTTAGCAATATAACTGAATACAAAGAATTTGATGTGACAGGCGTTTTTATAGCGAGGTTTAATAATGATATTAAGTCATAAGATATTTCATTTAAAAGATGCTGTAGAGCGTGAAGAATATTTTAATAATATAAATAGCTATTTAAATAATTACTCACAGGAATTAAATTCAAAATCTATCAAAATCTCAAATGATGAAGAGCTTAATGAATTTGTTAAAAATAATCCCGATTTTAATCTTAATTTAAATGGTTATAATCTTGATAATATACAGGGATGGCGTTATGGTGAAATTGGAGTATGGGCTAGTAACTTTTTAGCATGGAAAAAGTTCTTGACAACACAATCTGATTATGCTATTCTTATGGAAGATGATATTTTGTTTGAAGAAAACTTTATACCATTATTGAAAGAATATATGGAAGAGTTACCCCCAAACTGGGATGCTTTCTTTTTTGCAGTACCTTCAGGACAATTTCATAAATACGGCAGTCATTTAGAAATAGGTAAAAAAAATATTTGTAAAGTATATCAAGATCATTGGATGTTATGCTATGTTTTAAGCAGACAAGGTGCTGAAAAAGCATTAAATATCGTTTCTAATGGTGTAAATTTGCCTCTAGATTGGTTCTTTTTTAGACAAAAACATATATTTAACTCTTATTCAATTAAACCAGAAGTAAAAAGTGCAGTTTCAGGATCTCCAACTGAGACAACTTTTCAAAACCAAGAAAGAAAGATAATGAAAATTGATTCCTAAAATTATTTGGCAAACTTATAAGGATCCACGTTTGTCTCTTGAGTCATACATGTATGAAGCATCAGAAACATGGAAAGCTAAAAATCCAGATTATGAGTATAGATATATGGATGATGATGAAGCTGCAAAATTTGTTAAGGATGAATATGGTGATGAAATGCATCAATTATTTATCAATGTGCCTGTAGGTGTGATGCGTGGAGATATGTGGCGTTATCTTGTTGTGTATAAGTATGGCGGGATTTATGCAGATCTTGACACACTATGCCTTAAGCCAATTGATACTTGGATTAAAGAAGGTAAAGATTTTATAGTATGTCCAGAGCATCAAGATCATTTTTGTCAATGGACATTTGCTGCAAGTGCAGGACATCCAATATTAAAAACAGTAATTGATCTGATGGTTGAAAGATTAAAAAATGCTGATTACACAATGCCACATTTTGTACATTATTTGACAGGTCCAGGAATGTGGACTTCGGCTATATGTAATCATCTTGAAATTCCAAATAATGATCCTTACGGTAGAGCACAGATACAAGATAATACACAAGGATTAGTTCTTGATATGTCTGATTTTAATTTAAGTTATTCAGCAGTAATTAATAAATTTTATTGTTATGCTGGAAGTGAATGGAGAATATTCCATTATGAAGCAGTTAAACATCTATATGGTAGTCAAAATTGGAACACAGGTTATGTAAAATGGATTGAAGATCCCTTAACAAAAGGTAGTAGAAATGCTTAGACCAGTATATAAAGATACAGATCATTTTGATTGTACAGATTTATTGATGCATTCAATTGGAGCACCATCTGGTAAAAAAATTTGGGATGCATGCCATGAGATTGCACATCTATTAATAGATAAAAATATATCCTATGGAGATTCAGCTTTATCTCCAAATAGAATATTTGCACAATCTGATAATATTGAACAGTTAAAAGTAAGAATTGATGATAAGTTAAATAGAGTAAAAAATAACCAAGGATATGCGGGAGACAATGATGTTGATGATTTGATTGGTTATTTAATCTTACTTAAAATTGCAATTGACAATGATAAAGAGAAAGAGGTATAATTAAGTATGCCAACTTACGGATATGCTTGTATAGAATGTGATGAATCAGTAGAGGTTAATAGAGGAATTACTGAAAAAGAATTAATTCCCCCCTGCCCTAAATGTGGATATGCTATGTCAAAAGTTTTTGGCACTCCAGCTATACAATTTAAAGGCGGAGGATACTACAGTACAGGTGGCTAACATGGGCGAAGTAGAAGTTGCTGGTCAATTTGACCAGATGAATAAAGTTATTGAAGAGCTACTTAAAGGTAGTACTCCTTCACAGATTGCCCGTTCTCTTGAGTTAACTCGTGTTCAAGTTGATAACCATATTAAAACTTGGAAAGAATTTGTTCAAGATAATAGTGCTATTAAGGCACGTGCAAAAGAAGCACTGGCAGGAGCAGATGAGCATTATAGCATGTTGATAAAAGAAGCTTGGCGTACAGTAGAGCAAGCAGATGTTCAAGATGCACTTAATGTTAAAGCACAATCTCTTAAGTTAATTGCTGATATTGAAGCTAAACGTATTGATATGTTGAACAAGGCGGGAGTCTTGGAAAATAATGATATGGCAGATCAAATATTAGAATCAGAAAGAAAACAAGAAGTTCTTGTATCTATTCTTAGAGATGTAACATCATCATGTGATCATTGTAAATGGGAAGTAGCAAAAAGACTTCAAGAAGTAACTGGACAAGTTGAGGCTGTTGTAATAGATGAATGATTTTAATGTATTTTTAGATGCATTAAGCGGGGATGAGTTTGATGAAACTCCAGCCTCTTTAGAAGATTTTGTTACAAAGAAAGAGTATCTTGGCTTACCACCATTATCTGAATTACAGTATACAATGATTAAAGCATCAACTCAAATCTATAAACGTGAAACATTACTTAAAATTTATGGTGAAGTTGAAGGCGAAAAAATATTTAAACAAACATGTAATGAAGTTATTCTTCAACTTGGCAAAGGTTCTGGAAAAGACTATACATCTACTATTGCTTGTTCTTATATGGTACATATGCTTCTATGCTTGAAAGATCCAGCAAAGTATTATGGTAAACCACCAGGAGATGCTATTGATATTATTAACATTGCTATCAACGCTGTTCAGGCAAACCGAGTTTTCTTTAAAGGCTTTAACCAGCGTATTGAAAAGTCACCTTGGTTCCAAGGTAGATATATTGCTAAAGCAAATATGGTTGAGTTTGATAAAGGCGTAACAGTTCACTCAGGTCACTCAGAGTCAGAGGCGTGGGAAGGTTATAACGTTATTGCTGTTATTCTTGATGAAATTTCTGGCTTTGAATTGGAATCAACATCAGGCCATCAAAATGCAAAGACTGCATCATCTATTTATAAAATGTATAAGGGATCTATTACATCTCGTTTTCCAGATTTTGGAAAACTTGTTTTACTTTCATTCCCACGTTTTAAAAATGACTATATTCAGCAAAGATATAATGAATCAATTGCAGAAAAAGAAGTTGTATTAAGACATCATAAGTTTAAAGTAGATCCAGATTTGCCTGATGGAACGACTGGTAATGAATTTGAAGTTGAGTGGGAAGAAGATCATATTGTCTCATATAAGATGCCAAAAATATTTGCATTAAAAAGACCAACGTGGGAAGTTAATCCCACAAGAAGAATTGAAGATTTTACAGAAGCATTTTATACAGATCCTACAGATGCATTAATGCGTTTTGCATGTATGCCACCAGATGCTACAGATGCTTTCTTTAAAAATCGTGCTGTAATTGAAAAAGCATTTAGTAATCATAAATTAAATGTAGATGAATATGGAAGATTTGATGATACATTTAAACCTGATCCAGATAAAACATATTTTATGCATGTGGACTTGGCTCAAAAGCATGACCATTGTGCAGTAGCTTTAGCACATGTTGATGGCTGGGTGACAATGAAAATTGGTGAAAATTATAAACAAGCAGCACCTAGAGTTATAGTAGATGCAGTAAGATATTGGACTCCAACTGCATCAAAATCAGTTGACTTTACAGAAGTAAAAGAATATATTTTATCTATTCGTGAAAGAAATTTCAATCTTAAATTGGTTACATTTGACCGTTGGAATTCACATGATATGATGCAACAACTTGGTGTTAATGGTATTAAGACAGAAATTTTGTCTGTTGCTAAAAAACACTATGAGGATATGTCTCTTACTTTAACTGAAGAAAGATTACATGGTCCAAAAATTCAATTATTGATTGATGAATTACTTCAATTGCGTATTATTAAAGATAAGGTAGATCATCCAAGAAAAGGTTCTAAAGACTTATCTGATGCGGTTTGCGGGGCAGTATATAATTCCATAGCATTAACTCCACCAGATAGAGATAGAGAAGTAGAAGTGTATAGTTATTCTGGGGTATTTGCAGATGAACTTGCACAATTAAAAAAAGAATCAGATTCAAGAATGAAAAATACTATTAAGTTACCAGAAAAGCGGGTAATGCCCACAGATTTAAGAGATTTCTTTGATGATGATGATAGTGAATACAAAGATATAGTTGACAATTTCAGACTACTCTAGTAGAATGTCAATTACAACAAACAAAGGATAATAAATGTTAGCAGATGGCACACTATCTACAATTGAAAATGAAGATGATATTTATATTAGTTTAACGCAACTTTGTGAATATTTCACAACTGCATCAATTAATATTAAAAGAGAAATTAATAATGTGCATCCATCAGACAGAAAATATGCAGCAGGTATGCAGGATATGATGTTTACAATTGCACAAGAATTACTTGAATTAGGTAAATTTGAAGCACAACGCAGAATGATTGATAGTCCAGAAGATTTATTGAAAATGATTGACAAAAGTAAAGGCAATAGTGTAGAATAATGAAGTAGTCCCCGATAGTTTATTGGCAAAACCTACGACTGTTAATCGTAAGAGCTTGGATCGTTACCAGGTCGGGGAGCTAGAAATTATTAACCAACTAACAGAAAGAGTATAATATGAATATGACAGCAGAAGAATCAGTTGAAGTTGTTAAAAAAGAATATGTACTTGGTCCAATTAATCGTTGTGACTCATGTTCTGCAGAAGCACTTGTTTGGTTAAAAGGTGTTTCAGGAGAACTAATGTTCTGCGGTCATCACTATGCTAAGCATGAAGAAGCATTAAAAGATTTTGCTTATGAGATTGTTGATGAAAGAAGCAAATTAATTCAGGATAGAATCAAAGACGAAGATTACGTCTAATAACAATGGAGCAATAGCTCAGTTGGTTAGAGCCCCCGACTCATAATCGGGTCGTCGTAGGTTCAAGTCCTACTTGCTCCACCAAGGTTCCATAGATCAATTGGTTAGATCACTGCCCTGTCACGGCAGAGGTTACGGGTTCAAGTCCCGTTGGAATCGCAAGGGTTACACACCACATCTTAGGATGATTATAGTTACATATATACCCTGTGTGTGTTCACGTTGATGTAGAGATAGGGCAGACCATTCTCGCAGGCGGGAATTGTGTGTAACCCCCTTATTGGAAAAATGGCAGAGTGGTCTATTGCAGGGGATTGCTAATCCCCCGTAGAAATTATGTTTCTACCGTAGGTTCAAATCCTACTTTTTCCGCCAAGCTGTATAGGTCCCAAGGTGGGGCAGGGGACTGTAAATCCTCCGTTTTATAACATGCTTGGTTCAATTCCAAGATACAGCACAAATAATATATAATTAATCTATAATGAATAAATTAGATAATTTACCACCTATTTATATAATTAATTTACAAAGAAGATCAGATCGTCGTTCTCATATTTTGGATAATCTTTTAAAATATGGAATTCAAAGGTATGTTTTTATAAATGCTATTGATTATCAAAAAGATAATCTTGAAAATATGGTTAATAATAAAATTTTAATAAAAAATAGTGAACTTGCTTGCACACTTTCACATTTTAAAGCTATAGAGCACTGGCTTAAAACTAGTGATTTTGAATATGCAATAATAGCTGAAGACGATTTATGTTTTGATACTGTTGATTATTGGAATTTAACTTGGGAACAATATATAAAAAAAATAGATTTTGACTTTGATATCCTTCAGTTGGTTATATACAATATGGATAATGATTTTAAAGTGGATCTTCATAAAAGACAAAAAAATGATCAATCAACAGCAGCTTATTTAATTAAAAGAGATCATGCTGAAAAAATGTTAAATAAATTTATTATAAATAATAAATATAGTTTTCCTGATTATTGTGTTGCAGATCATTTTTTATATAATGAAGGTGAAGTTTATGCTGCGGGACTTTTTGTAATTGATGAAAGATCAATTAAATCAGATATAAATCCAGAATATGAAGAAAGACAACTTGTTATGAGGAATAAAGTGCTTGACTATTGGAAACAAAGTGCTAAATAAATTAATTTTAAGGTATAATTAAACTATTATGACAGATGCCCATGATGTAAATATGACTTTTTCAATTCTGGCACATATTCCAGAACATGATCCACGAGAAAAAGATCCAAATTATAAATATTTCATCGCAGCTAAAAAGAAAATTAAAAAGCTGGGACTTTGGAAATGTGCTATTAGTGATGATCTATGTGGTGGACAAATGGAATTACATCACACACATGTTGAATTTAGTCAATTGCCAAATGCTGATAAAACTAAAGTAGAACAATATTTTGGCTTACATTTTACAGATGATGATGAATTTCAACAATGGTTGGAAAGTCCAGGAAATCTAGAAGTATTATGCACAAATCATCATAGAACACATTATGGAATTCATACATTGCCACATGCTCTTTGGGAGTCCCTCCGATTTAGAAAAACGGGTACTTTACCAGCAGCAGAGGTAGTCTCAAATAAACCTAAGAATATTAAGATTAGTGATATAATTAATACAGGCAATAAACAAGGAGAAAATAATGGCAATAGCACATCAAATAGTGGCTCTTAATGCTACTACACCAACATTAGTAAGTATTCCGTTAGCAAATGAAGTTGCGTATGAAAGCAAAGCTTCAATTTCTGTACAAAATTTAGACCCAGCAATTATTGTATATTTAGGGTCATCTTCAGTTACTACATCATCTTACGGCTTTGCTCTTTTAGCAGGTCAAACATATACAATAGATTTACTTGCTTCCGATCAACTTTACGCAATTGCAGCATCTGGAACTCCAAACGTCGCAGTATTAGCGGCAGAGGTTTAATATGAGCATTAAAGTTTCAACAGTTCCCGCTCAAATTCTTTATTACGGAAACTTTGCACTTTCAACAAGTATGCCATCTGGTGGTACAACATCAGATAACGTTATAACTTGGGACACAACAAATCTTTCAAAAGGTATGTCAATTAGCGGTACTGATGCCACAAAAATTACTTTTCAAGTTCCAGGGACATACAACCTTAACTTTTTAGGTCAATTTAACTTTACTGGTGGAGCATCTAATTACAATATTACAACTTGGTTTTCTAAAAATGGTGTACAGGT